TGAACTCGACGGAGAACTTGTATTGCTCAGATTTCCCTTCCCACGCGGTGTAGGTGCCGACGCCGCGGGCGACGAGCGCCTCGACGGTCGTTGTGCCGAACCATTTCGCCCAAGTGAGAACCTTCTTGGCCCAGAACCCGCCCGGGTGACGGATGAGCTTCCCCTCATTCTCGCGCGCGAAGTCGATCGCGTCGCGCATGGTCTTCGAGAGTTTGGGAGTCATGCCATGACGAGTTCAGGTTTCGGCACCGGCCACTGTTTAATGTCCCAAGTGCCGTCAGGAATTCGCCCTTGTCTCCCGTCATACAAAGAGCAGTCCTGCTTTACATAGCAAGGAACGCCCGCATGAGCGCACTGGGCCGCAATGTCGATAATCGCCTCGACGCCGCAATCGCGCCTATTCGCGCCGCTCTCACCGCCAACGATCACCCAGTCGATCTTCGGGCCGTCGGGTGGTTGCTTGCCGAGCGCCGTGTAGTCACAGTGAGGAATATGCACGGGCTTGCCTGTCCAATCCCAACAGAGCCCCATGCCGTCGTCGTGCCCTTTGTTCGCCGATAGATCGACTTGCTCCAGCAGGGGCTCGACGCTGAGGAACCGAACAGCCGCCGGCGTGGCCAGCAACTGCGGGATCCTTTCGTTGGCGCGCCTCTGGTCCTCGACCGAGACGCCGAGCCAGAGGTTCGGAGGCGGGATAGGGTTGGTCTTCCTGGTCCAGCGGACGATCATGTCCATCGCGCATCGCGCCGTGTCCCATGCAGCCATTACTCGTTCCTCCCAAAGCTCAATGCGCTTTGTGAGCATGAGCACGTCCACATTCGGAGCGTCGTTGATGGCGCCCAGGCAATCCGCCAGCGTCTCGGGCATCCACGCACGATCAAGCCAGTCGGAATTGCTGTCAGCGAACAGGCGGATCCGGCGAAGCATGCCGCCACATTGGCAAACGTGCGTGTTGATGCGCGTGAATGGCGCCGTTTCGCCGCACAGGTCGCAGATGCAAAGCTTGTTCAAGCGCCGAATCTTCTTGGCGAACTCGGCAACAGGATGCCGCGTTGCGTTTGGTCCCCAAGTCTCGATCCCGCGGTGACGCAGCACTCGAGCGCGCGTTCCGACCTGGGCATAACAGTTCTTGCAACCAGGGCTCACCTTGTCACAGCCAGTCACGGCATTGGTCGTGTCGTCGCACCAGCCAATCGGATTCGTGAGTATCATGCTCCACCTCGCTTTCTGTTCATCAGCTCGACGATCTCGCGTGATGTCACCTCGATCGCCCCGTTCTTGACCGCCTCGGCCCGCTTGCTCAGGCACACATCGAAATGTTCCTTGCTCGTGCCATTCTTTTGCAGCCACCTGTGCGCCACGCCGATCTTCGTCGCCATCTCCAAAAGCTCCTCCGTCATATCGGCCGCCATGTGGCACATCTGCATGTTGCCGAACCGGGCGCGGAAATCGTCCACGTAAACACTCATGCGGAGAATCCTTTCTCACCTGACACGAATTTGTGATAATCCAAAGCCGTGCCTTTCATCATTCCGACGATGAATTCCTCTTCTGTTCCAGGAACCAAGTGCCTTTTCCCGATGCCTCCGCAATTCGCTGTAAGGATAGCCATGGCGATTTCAATCTCCTGCTTCGACACTCCCTGGCGCACGTAGCTCTCGCGTGTTGCCTCTTCGATAGTCATGGGTGCCTCAAATAAAAGTCGTTCCACGCAGCGTCTGAAACGAACTGACTGCGCCGGGGCCTCACCGTTGGCGGGAAAGTCGGCCAAACCGTTTCCTCATCCTGCTTGCTGCTCCTGCCGGTCCCGCTCGAGGATCCAGCCGGGTCAGGCGCCGACGTCTCGGCGTGCCACATCCCGCAGCTCTCGCACTGCCAGACTCGATGCACCTTGCAGCTCGTCCCGAACTGCTCGTGCCAGGCGTTGTAATGTTTGGCCGACGGATGCGCAGGCAGGTTCGTCGCGATGCACACCAGCGGGATGTTCGGGCCGCGGGGCTTTGATTCGAGCGCGTTCATGAGAAGTTCGTGAAGCTGGGCGTTTTCATTTCGATGACGAGCGAGTCGCGGTTAAGCCTGTCCTCGGCCCGGGCGTCCCACATTTCCCGCCATTTGCTCGGCTCCACGTTCGTTGTCAGAAGCGTGAATTTCCCGGCTCGTCTGTTCAGGACCTCGCATAGCCTGGATGTTGGAATCCCGCTTTTGAAGCGGTCAGTTTCGGCGCCGATGTCGTCCAGAACGAGCATCGATGCCTCGTTGATGTCGCGCATCCAGTTACGGAACTCGTCGGCGCCCATCTGCTCGGGGTCCGCCGCTTCAGCGAACGATTGAAAAATGACAGACGGAACAGAGACGGCAGTTGAGGAGCGTTGCTCTAGGAATCGCTGGAAGGCGCAGGCCTGAGCCCAACCCGAAACCCTTTGTGCGATATGTGTTTTGCCGCAACCTGTTTCTCCATAAAGGACCAGCAGGCGTTTCCAGGGTTCATTGCGAAACCAGCGCCCGCAGAATTTCGCTGTGGCGTCAGCCGCCACTTGCAGGTCTGGGTGCGTCACTTCCATGTCCAGCCACTTGCGCTGCCAGGGCGTCGCGAGCGGCTTGCGTCTTTCGATTTTCGGCATCGAACTCCGCGCGTCGTCTGGCGACAACGGCTGCGGCTTGTCCTTTGGTTCGGTCGGCTCCTGTGATGAAAGAGTTGCGAGATTCTGCAACAGTCGGTCTGCGATTTGTCCCACTTGTTTGCCCGTCGATTTTGGGTTCATAGATGCCTTGCCAGTTGTGTTCAATGCAATGATGGATGATTTCGACAGCTTTCTCCGGGCCGTACGTGGTGAGCTTGCGTAACTGCAGGTCCTGGGCGTGGAGACTCGGGGACTTGCGCTTCTGCTTCAGATGCTCCAACCACATCACCCAAGCGGCTCGAAATTCCGGCGTGTTGAGAATCAGCGGGATGACAGTCGCACCTGTAATCGTCGAACGCTTTTCGATCTCGCAGGAGGTTTTGGGTTCTCCTGATGGTTCAGTTACGGTTCCTTTGGGTTCTGTGTCCCTATTTTGGGACTGCTTCCGCGTAAAAGTGGGACTGCTTTGCGGTAAAATAGGGACTGCTTCAGGGAAAAATAGGGACTGTTCCGTTTTTGGAACTGTTCCGTTTTTGGGACTGCTTAACAGGTCCGTTTTTGGGACTGCTAGCTTGTAAACGATTACGCCTCCGGTAGCGCCTCGGCGCATCCCGCTGTCGGTTATGAGGGTGCCATCACAGAGGCGGCTCAGGGCACGCAGGACGGTCTTTCGATTTAATCCGGTGTCAGAACAAAGGCGGCCGACGCTCGGGTAGGCTGCTCCGGTGTCATCGGCTCGATTGGCGAGTGCTACGAGGGTGAACTTGTCGCTGGAGCGCAAGTCAGTTTGCTGGAAAGCCCAATCCAGAGCGGCGTTACTCATCCAACACCCCCAGGGAACCGCCCGCCCGCCCGCAATGGGTGCCAAACGGAGAAGACCCGACGAGGGGCGGTTCTCTGGAAATGTCGAATGGGCAACATTTGGCTTTGCCGATTGCGGTCGGCGTGCCGAAACGGAACCACATCCTACTTTTCGGGTCAAGCCAATCATTTGTGAGGCATTTTGTCAAGCGGTAAAGCGCGGCCGGGGTCGCCAACAAGGAACCGAGTGGCTCCCGGCCTGAAGGCGTATTCCAGGCCGTTGGGAAGGATGCACACGATCCCCGGCCACGACGCCAACGCAAATTCAAGCTCGAGCGCTGCCGAGGTTCTTCTCGCAGTCGCAAAACTGGCAGCGCATGACGTCCGGGCGCCCGTCGACCGCCAGCCAGGAGTGTTTGGCGCAGGAATCCTCCCGGACGTCCTTGTTCCACTCCTCAATCGCCTCGTGTAACCGTGCGCCAGGCGTCGTAGTTCGCCCGCAGCGGCGGTTTTGGCACACCAGACGCACATTCGGTGTCCGGGCGCCGATTACCGCGGCATTTGACCCGCAGAAGCACGGCACGGCCTCGTCCAGCACGGGCGTAGACTCCCAATAATCGGGGTGTTCGTCATTTCGGGCGAGTATTTTCATGGATCTCCTGGATTTTGACCGGTTTGAGCTTGGCCTTGTCGGCGACGACTGTGCTGCCGTCAGCCATGCGGCAGACAAAGAACCCGGGGATGTCGGCCGGCCGCAGGACTCCCACCAGGTGTTTGCCGTTTGGCTTCTCGTCCGGGCCGTCGGTGTAGATGTAGGTCGTGCTCACTTTTTGAACGCGAGTTTGCGGAGCTGCTTCAGGTCGGCGTCGAGAGTCCGGATGCGTGCAACTTGCTTGAACGGCTGCGTGACGCCTGCCACCCAGTTAAGATATTGACCAGTGGCTTCCAGCAAATCATCCAAGTCCTGCTCCGTGAGCAACGCGGCGGCGACTTTGCCAGAATCGTCACCCAGCGCGGCGAGGAGCTTGTTCTCAATCACTGTGCGCGTGGTCTCGACGACTGTGCATGGCGTTTCAGTTGGAACAGCCGTGAAGAATCTGGCGCCACGTCCCTCGACCGGCTGAACGGTCATGGCATCAAACCCCATCCGATCACCAAGTTCCTTCCATGCGCGATTCGCGTTCTCTTGCGGACTATCGAATAGTTTTGCCCCACCAGAGCCCCACATCGCAGGCGTCGGCTTGCAGGCATCAAGGATTTTCACAAGGTCGGCCTCGGTCATTTCGTAATTGATTCGTGGGTTCATGCGGTTGGTTGTTGTTCGGAGAGTTGCTCCTTCAGGTCGTTGATGGCCTTTTGCTCCGTTGAGCCATAGCCAACCTGATGGCGGGTTGGGCTGTCTGGTGCTCCGTCGTAAGTGTCTGAATCGACGGCTCGCCAGTCGTAGCAACGAATTGATATAGGGGGACAAACGTGCTCGGTTTTGATGTTCATTCAGTTCCTCGCTTTCGCTACGTGCGCCCGGTGCGCGTTGATCTCCCAGACTTCGTTCTTCAGCTTGGCCAGCGCTGCCATCGCCTGGTCCTCCGACTTCTCAGCAATCGCGGCAACCTCGTCGGTGGCCTGGTTGAACGACAGCGCGCCAGCCATGAACGCCTGGTGGCACTCAAGATTCTGTTGCGCCGGCACTCCATTCGGATAAACGGCGTCGCGATACTCCCTCCATCGGTCTTGCAGTGTTTTCATCGCGCTCGCGCCTTCCCTCCTTTGCGCCCCAGCTTCTGCCGGTGCTTCCACATCTTGTCGTTCAGGTGGCTCAGATTCAGGTTCAACGGCGGCGGCACGAGCTTCGTCGACGCCCGCTCCTGCCCAGGCAGGTACGTGCGTTCCTTGTTCCCGGTCACAACACCGCCATAGAGTTCAGCCTCAAACCCGGTATCTATCGCCGTCTTGCGGATGCCCAGCGCGCGCTTGGTCTCTTCGTAGTTCATGGGATTGGGACGTCGTTGGGGTTTGGCACGAACGATTCGGGCGGCACGACAAGCTCTGGCATCGTCTCCATGGCCTCGGTTTGCATCCAAGGCTCAGGCTCAACAAGCTGCCAGCCGTTCAGGATGACTTTGCCGGGATAGCCGGGCCAGACGACGACGGAACCATCGGGCGCTTTTGAATCGCGCAACATTTGCTCCGTCCTCATGCACTGGCAATACAGCCCCAGGGCATTCCTCGCGATGACGCCGCCCAGCGCCATGAATTCAACGGACAATCGCCGCTTCTCGACGTGGAATGGTTCGTAGTTCTCTTGGACGATATGTCCGAACTCGCAGCGGTCCTGCCCGGTAGCCTTCACGTAGAGCACCGTGTGAAGCCACGCCTGGACGTGGTACGCGTAGGACGCAACGCTTCGGGTCCAGAGTCGCAACCCGCCTTGGTTCGTCGTTTTGTAATCGAGCAGCCACCGAGCAAACGGCGAATCCAGCAACGGAACAATGTCCAGCAATGCCCGAAGCGGAACCTTTAACCCGGTCGGCTTGTCGTCCCAGGTGCCCACGACCATGACCTGTTTCGTGCTGGCCTCGATGATGCCGGCCAGTTCCGGATCCGCCATGACGCGCGCGACGGCCGCCTCGGCCTCAAGAAGCTTGTCGTGTTTTACGACCTCCTGATTCTTGTGGGCGGACAGCCAGTCCTCGCACCAGCCGGCGTTCGCGTTCCACGGCAACGGATCGCCCAGTTCAATCTCGTGCTTCTTCACCTTCGGATGATGCGCCGGCGCCGGGTAGGTTTCGGGCGTTACGGCGTAACGGTTCGCGAAGTTCGGACGGTCCAGCAGCAGGCAATCCCACAGGCTGCCGCGGTCGCGGGCCTCGCTCGAATCCAGCTTGTAACCGGCGCGCCAGCGATGCGGACACCGCAGAATCTCAACAAGATCCGAACGTGACAACACGTAATCCGGGTGTCCGCGCTCGACCTCCTGCCTGAGATAATCCTCGGCGGTGATGCCTGACCCGATGACTTTGGCCTCTATGATCATGGATTGAGATGAATGTGCAGCTTGTCGCCTACTTCGGTGAACTCCTCGAGCGTCAAATCGTTCACGCCTTTGCCCGCCGGCAGAATCTTCCACTCGCGCAACTTTTCAACGGCGACATCCCATGACTTCGCGGCTCCACGGAATGACTTGCACTGCTCCCACAGTGCCGCCTTGGCAGCTTTGAGCGGGTCGGTGGGACTTTGGGGCGCCTTGCCGGCCGCCGTCGCTCCAACAGGCAATGCGGCAGCCTGGCACCATGCCGCAATCGCGGCTCCGTGCCTCGTGTCGATTGGTTCCGTCTTGTCTTTCGGAAAACAGTCCCGGAGCGACGGATGACTGCACTTCGTCAGGATGATGGAATGATTTTGAAGGATCTCGGCGTGACAGGTCGCTTCGAAGATGAAGTCTTCCGCCTGAATAGGGGACGTGGCTTCATCCTTCACGATAACCGTTTTGCCGGCCTCGTTCTTCGTCTGCCGGGACTTGTATTTCGCCCTCAGACATATGATCAACGGAATCTTGGCGCGCAGCAACCGTTGAACGAATTTCGCGTGCTCAAACTTCGGCGTCTTCCAGCAGTGCAATCCAGCCTTGCCGCTTTTCTGCTCAATCTCGCCAGCCATGTCCAGGACGCCGCCAATACCCTCCCACTCATGGGAACCAGAATCCACAATCCCAACGTTCGCACCGCTGGCCTCGATGGTATCGATCGCCTCGACGTAACGCGCCGGGGAGAAAGGGGAACACAAATCAAACGTCTCAAATCCTCCAGGCAGAACGTCAGCGTAGAGGCTCGCGCGCCCGGATTCTGAATCCGCGACGATGATCTTTCCGTCCGGGCCAACCAACCCGCGCGCCAAGAGCATACTCGAATACGTTTTGCCGCAACCGCTCTCCGAGTAGAGAACGATCAGCGGATTGACACCTACGCGCGTGGCCTTGTGAATTTGGAAGCTCATGCGAAGTCTTCGTCGATTACGATTGCCACGTCGCCAACGATTTGGTGCGTGGTTCCGGGTTTGCAGATTGCGTGATAGAGGCGCGTCGCCTCGGGATTGACTTCCTTTCGAGCCCTGACAGGAACCAGCGTCGTCACGTTGCCATGCGTCTCGGCGCGCGACTCGTGCCCGCGATCATCCACGAACATTACCCGTCCGTCGCGCAGGTTCACCGTGTCGCAGCAGTCGCAGCCGATCAACTTTTGGATCTCGCGAACAGCGCTCGAGCGACTGATCTCGTGAACGCTGGTCGTGCCGTCCGTTTTGATGACCTGCACTTTCACAGGAACAACTCCTCGCCTTGCGCCTCAATGAGCGTTGAGAATGTTTTCCCGCCGCTGGTTTTGTAAGCTTGAGTTTTCTCGATCATATTTCTTTCGTTGTTTCGTCGATGAATGCGATCCACGGGCAGGACTCACGAACAAGTTGAAACTCGTCGTTTCGGAAACAAAGGTCCCCACACTTGCCTCCGTTCATAAAGACCCGGACGTGCGTGTGTCCTCCGCGAATCTGGAAATACCATTTCACCAGCCTGAGTAGCAGAAGGATTTCTGTTTGCCGGTCGCGAAAACTTCGTCGGCAACCTCGTTGAGCGCGGACTCGTCGCCCGTCATTTCGGCGCGCAACTTGGCGAACTTGGCTTTCTGTTGCGCCAACCAGATCGCTTTGGCCTCAACAACCAGGACGGCGAAATCTTTCCAGGCTTCACCCCACCGCGCTAACAGGAACAGATCCGCGTTCTCCCAAGTGTTGTCCTTGGTGCGCCCAACTAGAACCGGGTCAAGCTTCGCGTCCTCCGGATGCCAGATTTCAAGCCGCGGGTAAAGCTCATGCTCCTTGCAGTGAGCGGCCACTTGGAGCACGCGCAGGGGAATCGGTCCGCTGCTATACTCCTCCAACCTCGTGTTGATCGGGCAATGCAGGCCAAAAACGATCTGCTCGAGCGCCGACATCTTTCGATACGGGATGCGCGTCGCGGTTTCTGGATTGGTGAGCTTGCGCTGCCCCGCCAGTCCCATCTTTTCGATCAGCTCAATGGCCTCTGAATCTGCCGCCATCGTGCTTGCTTCGCTGCCGTTGATTTCCTCAACTTCGTATGTTTCAACTTTCATCGTGTCCTCGTGTTTTGGTTGTTAACTGGCCGGTAAGTATTTCGCGCGCCACTGTGCCGCAGTCTGACGCCGCTTGACAATCTTTTTCCAGCACCGGCGCAAGATTTGTCCAGCGCAGGTGAAAGTTACCTGTTGGCACGATGATCCTGGCGTGACACGTCCAGCAAATCGTTTTCGGCGTGTCCCACCGGCCCGCACCTTTGGGTAACTGCCGCAACTCGCCATCGGTCCCGGCGCATCCTGGCTGGTCGCATTTCATCACTTCTTTACCTTGGTTTGGTGGATGTTTAGAACTTGTGCGATGTAAAAAGCATCTGAGTGCCTGCAACACAAGGCGATGATGCGCTTGAACTTTGCGTCTCGAACAAAGAATTGGCCTAATGCTTTAGCTACAGTGAATCGTCTTTTCATGCGCACAGAAGGATTAGCGCAGTCGCCAGCACGGCCACGATGATCCAGCCCCACCAAAGGATTGTTTTCGTTTTGTCGGTCATAGCTTGGAAAGCGCGTGTTTCAGTTCGCTGACCGTCCTGGAAATAGGATGCGCCCGATCGTAGGCGTCGATCACTCCCTGGGCGGCCATCGCGACGACGATCAGCGCCGGCAGATTGCATTGCTCGTCAATCGTCTGAGCCATTGAACTGGCAGTGTCGTTGACTCGCGCAAAGTCGTAATTCGATAGAAGGCACTCAGCCGCCTTCATCGCCGCTTCTGTTGGTTTCGTTGGCATTCAACACAACGCCGGACACCCGCCCGGCGTTGGTTTGAACGTCAGGCGATACCGCAGGCCATTTCCATGCCGCGAACGCCGGCGTCCTCATGCGCGCCGTCCATGTTGCGCTTCACCTTCGCGCGGTCCTCGTCCGACAACCCGGCAATCCGTGCCGCGGAGTCCAAAGCGTGATCGCTGGCTTTCGCGTACCAGACTCGCGACCGCGGGGACCATCGGAAGCGCGACGCCTTCAGCGCACTGATTACGGAAGGATCTGGCTTGCCCGGGAATCGAACCTCGATCCCGTTGTGCTCTTCGTTGTAGGCAACGCTCGCCTCGGCGCCCGCAGTAACGCTTGGAAGCACAGATCCGCGATGCGCCAGCAGAGGGACGTCGAACGTGGCTTTGTACCAGTTCCCCCACTCGTTCAGAAATGAATCACCTTCCTTCCATTCGCGCTCTTCCAACCCGGTAATCACGGCGCCTGGCGGGAAGGATTGAGCCTGAAGGATGGCCAGAACCGCGTTGCCGCCGCACTCGACTCGGGCGCCGTTCTCATCTGGCAACCGCAGATCGTAAGGCTTCACGTTCGGGTCATAGGTCACGTTCTCGAACTGGCACAATGCCGGCAGGAGCAACGGCATCAGCTTGTCCTCGTCGAAGTCGCGCCGCTCGCTCACGAAACGCACGCGCCCCAACACTTCGGAAACGGCTTCCCCGTACGCGCTATGATCGTACTCGGTTGAATCCGTCATCCCGTCGAAGCTGGCATTTTGATACTTGCCCGTGATCGCTTCCACTTCCTTGATTGTCGGTCCGGCCGTCCATCGGATGTCGATCGAGTTGCCATCGGACCGAACGCTGAACGCATGGCCCGGGAACGCTCGAACCAGTTCAACCTTGCAGTTGGCCGCGGCTCGCGCCGCACAACTCAATTTCGAATCCGCCGGCAGCGCCCACGGGTATTTTTCCCGCAATGTGGCTGCAATCTTGTTCTGTTCACCGCGCTTGGCTTCGTCCTGGATGCGCCGTTCTTCAGCCAACCGCGCCGACTCCGCCACCCGGGCGGCGTCCTCCTCAGGTGTCCGCCTGTTGTCCGTCACCGGCCGGTTCTCTTTCAACGCGGGCAGCCTGGCCAGCAATGCGGCCTCGATTTCCTTCGCGTTGTCACGGCTGATCGTCCATGCGAATTGCGCGCCGACTTCCTCAAGCGCCGCCTTCACGTCCTCGCGAACGTTCACGCCGAAGATCTCCGTCGTCGTGTTGCTGTGCTCCTCGCCTCCCCGCACTCCCCAGATCTCCACCTTCGTGTTGTGCTCCCATCGAACCTTGCCAAGTGCATCGTTGATCCGCTTGACCTGAATAGGTCCAGCCGGGTTTGTCGTGTCGTGTTGCCATTTCATCGTGTTGTCCCTTTCGTGGTTTGTTGTTGTTGGTCAGGCTGCGAACCGCACGTTGCCATCCGGCAAAATGCCTGACAGCCTTGCCAAATCGTTGATCTCCTTCAGTTCCCCGCTTTTGTCCCCGCTTACCGTCAGGCACTTCTTACTTTCCCGGGCCAAGTCCTGAAACGAAACCGTTCGAATTTGAACGGTGACGTGAGGAAAGCGCGCCTTCACTGCTTTACGGAATTCGTGTGTAGTCATTTTGTTCCTATTGGTTGGTTGTTGTCCGACGCGCAGAGCATCCGCCCCACGCGTAAATTCCAATCTGGTTTCACTCTCAGCGCAACGTGGTAAAGGTCCGGGCTTTCAAAGTCTCCCAGATCGGATTCGGAAGAGTTTTTGCCATGCTGATCAAGTCGCGCAGCGCAAATACTGGCCTTCAATACGTCGTCCGTGTTCATTCCGTCCTTTGGCGTGTTGACGCGAACATGCACCCAGTAATCAGGGTTTGCGCCATCTGTAGCGCGGACAATTTCAACGTCGCCACCAGGAAAAGCGATGCGAACGTGAGCCGGCTCGCAAGATTTCGGATCGCCAGTCAGTTGAATGCCTTCGGCCGATTCTCCAAACTTCGTTAGTTTCAATCTCACTTGGCGCCTCCTTTCAGGGCGTCGTGCGCCTCTTGCAATCGCGGCGCAAGTGGTCTCAAGTAGAAACCTATCGGCATGTTTTATTCCCTTTGGGAAGTATTTCCGGGCGACTTTAATCAATCCCGATGCAAGCTGTAACGCATCCCTGTTGTGTTCGAATGTTTGGCCGTTCATTTTGTTCCTATCGTTATGGGAGCGTGATTGCCCCGATGAACCTCCGCTCGCGCAGAGGCTCAACGTGGAAATCAGAACGCATCGGCCATGTCGCCACCGTAGACAATCTGATCGTCGATTTGTTGCTCCTGGACCCGATCGATCACCCGCCTTGCCTGCCTTACTTCGGCCTCGGCAACCGGCTGTTTCGTCCGGTCCTGTCCGCCAGCCGCGATCGCCTCCCGATAGGTGAACGGCGACGGCAGACTCGGCACTTCCGGAAACCAGAACTCGCACTCCCGCGAACCGTTGACCGTCCGCGCGCTAATCCGCCAGCCGTTCCCATCGGTCCCGCCACCGCATTGGGTAAACTTGTGGCCATTTTCCAACACAAACTTCGCAGCAATCTCCCGCACAGGCGCCGGCATCTGCATCCGCCTCACCGCCGACAAGCGAAATCCGCCGTGCCCCGGCGTGCAAAACGAATCAATCCCGTCCGCGTAGTTCACGCACCAGTCAGCAACGCCCCAAGGCGTCTGGATGTTGTGTCCCCTGCAATCGATCTCTTGTTTCATTCGTGTTCCTATGGTTTGAAACGGCGGAATTGCCATTTCGGTCTCCCGCCCCGGTGGAGCGGGAGAACGAAACGTCAGACAAGTTTGGTGACCGTGTAATCCGTCAGGACCTTGCTCCGTTGCGCCTTCAGGATCTCCTGAATGGCTTCCTGCGGTGGTTCACCCTGCGAATAGAAGCTGATTTCGTAGTCGCTGCCATTGGGGTGAATCCACGCGTCCACCCGGTGAGTCATGCCCCTGCGTTTCTGGACTCGATCCCGGGCGGCAACCTTTTTGGCGTCGCGCGCCTGCGCCTCGGCAAGCGTTTTGTTCAGTGACTCCATGAAACAACGTTCACACCAGCCGTCGCGATTGGTCCGATAGCACGCTGGATCAAATGCAGGGGCCCCACATTGCGAGCACGCCACCAGTTTGACAGGTCGAAACAGCCGATCCATGTCGGCGACTGTTGCCTTTTCGTAGGGCAAATCCGCTTGGCGGACGTGGACGCAGCCGCCGTTTTCCATCCGGATCTCGATCTGAAATCCGTACCCGGGATACATCCACGAACACGGGCTTACCGTCGCCGTGAACTCGATCCCGTCCTGCGTGAGAGTAAGGAATTGTTTCATAGGTGAAAGTATCCAAGCTCCTTGAGGCTCGTCCAATCCTTCGGCCTGCCTTCCATCGGCGCGCCGAGTATCAGATGATCCAACACGTCGATCTTCATGATTTGACCGGCCCGGATCAAATCGCGCGTGATACGAATGTCCGCCTCCGACGGCGTTGGATCGCCAGAAGGATGGTTGTGGAACAGGATGATCGCCGACGCGTTCATGACGATGGCAGCCTTAAAAACTTCCCGGGGATGGATAAGGATCGTGTCCAGTGTGCCGTTGCTCACAATCTCGAAGCCAATCGGGCGCCTGCGCGTGTTCAAAAACACAATCCCGAAGTTTTCCGTGTCCACGTTGTAACGCAGCGACGGCAGCAACTGCGGGCGGACGTAGTTGACGAGCCGTTCCGGCGTGTCACACACAACGTCCGTCGACGGGGCGGTTTCCTGTAGTCTCATGACTTTGAACTCAGAGCCCTGCAATCGGGTCATCCAGTTTGTTTTCATTGGTTCCATTGGTTAAGAGAGGCGTGATTGCCCCTCACCTTCCGGCCCGCATTGCAGGCCGGAACGTGAGAGTCAGGCGCGGCCAATGGATCGCATATGATGCTCCAAAAGGATGTTCTGCGCGTGTTGTTTCATCTCCGGAGTAAACGAATCCGGCGCGTTTTCCTCCACCCACTCAACGTTGGACATCTCGTCCAATTCATCGGCTGATTCGGCGCCAGACGCCAAACCATCGGCGAAACGAAACGCTTCGAGGGCTTGTTGTGCGTTCATCGTCCGCCCTCCGCGTTGTTGCCTTCGATTGTTTCGACGACCAATTGAGCAAGCTCACCAATCGGCGAGCGCTCGGACGTGCCTGCAAACTCTTCGCCAGCCCCGTCAATCACCTTTCCGTCCTTGCCCATCATCTGCCACCCAAGAGTCCCGTTGGTGAATCCAAAAGCCAGATCCACTTCACTCAATCCACCGAACAGGATATAGCCGGGATACTCCACGCTCACAGCGTAACCGCGCGCGCGAATCGCATCGGCCAATTGCTGCTCGATCATTGTCGTCATTTTCTCGTCGTAGCGCGTTACGTGTAGAAAGCCCGGTCCGCCTTCAGAGTAAGCCTCTGACTGGATCCACGCGCACTCGCCAGAGTTCAATTTCAATCCGTAGATCCCGTCTCCAAGCGGATCCTTCACAATCGCGACGATAGTTTTTCCAACCAAACCAGCGTAGTGAGGCGGAACTTGATCAACTGAACCTTTCAATTGCGCCAGCGTCTCACGCGCTTCCTGTGCCGAAAATTCGTGATCCGTCAGGATGCAGAACGTGTTCGCATCGATTCGCCGTATCTCTTCCAACACGGGCATCAAAGCATATTCATCGGGATATTTGTGCCAATCCCCCGCCGTCAACCGCTCACCCTCACACAGGTCAACGTAAAGACCCGTCTTCGCGTTTCGATAGATGTTCATCGCGCACCTGCCTTCCGTTGCGCCGCGCGCGCCTGCTCCAGATACCGAACCGCAGTCTGAACGATGCAATGATCCTCGGGATACTCACGCCGAAATCCTTCCAGCTTTAGTTCCAGATACGATTCAAAATCGCGCGCCAATGTCAGCAACTCAGGAACAATGGCCTCGATCGCACGGGCTTCCAAGATGGCCAAGCGGGCTTGCATTTTCGCGTTGGCAACGGTGGCGCTACGCTGCGAAGCTGTGTAGCACGTTCCGAATTCATCGGGCACAGGAGCGGGTAATTCAAGAGTATCAAGACATGTCTGCAATGCCTGACGCACGGATGATGGGTTCATTTTGTTCCTTTCAAATCCGACTGCGCGGCTCGGCCGAAACGAGGGAGATGAAGCGACGTTCGAGCCAATGCCCGCGCAATCGGAAAGTGTGTTTGTGTTCGGTCGCTTCATCGAAATAAAATCAGTTACCGCACCCACACCAATAAGCCAGACGGCCGCACGTCATGACCGTCCAGTTGGTTTCGGTGCCGCATTTCTCGCAAGTGTCGCGCCTATCTAGTCGTCGCGCAGTGTGTGTGAATTGATAGGTTGTCGCGTTGCGAGGCATGGAATAATCACGCTCAACCTTCACCCATGAAACAGAGCTTGCAGCGTGCGCGTGTCGGATTACTCCGCGCGGTGGCGTCGTTCCATACTGACTGCCAAGATATGAAATCTGCGTTCCATGTACGCGGTGAATCTTGTAGATGCGCGACGGCCATTGAGGCATGAAAAACAAGTCGCCAGCCCGCCATTTCGGATAGGTAACTTTCATGGCCGCGCCTCACACGTTCGCAAGTGTCGATTCATTCCACCATGTTTGTTGCTACGCGAAACCTTGCACCAAGGGCAGACGCCGGACTCTTTCAGGGCCCTCCATTTCGAAGCTTTTTCGACGGAACACGCAATGCCGTGAAAACTCCATTCCTGTTGGGTGGAATCGTTGTTCGGTCGCTTCATCGCGGTCACTCTCCCACACCTGCCCAAAGATTGTCAAGCGGTATTTGTCAAGCGGTCCGCAGTCACGCAAATTCGCCTGAATCTTCCTCCGCACTTTTCATCGGTTATTCCTCCCACTTTCCAGATCCGCGCCGAAAGTCGCCACCGCGGATCCACTCTCCGCCATCTTGGCACGCATCCTGAAGTTCCAGCGTCGGAAGTCAGGATGACCAACGACTCGATCCCCGGCCCGAACCAATCGAGGCGACGGACGGCCGAACGAGGCAACGGTCGGACATTCCATGTCCAATGAGGCGAACGGGGACACGTTGCGTCTTCGTACCTATATGCTCCCTGGCGGATACCAATACGCTGCCTGGCGCCTATTGGTATGCTCCATATCCGCTATTGGTACGGGTCCAGTCGGCTGCCTATCGGTCCCATACGCAACAATCGTTGCGGTTGCAGCGGTTTCCGTCGATTCCGGCCCGATTTCGGCTTGGCGGCTCGGTTTCCAGGACCATGCCACCCCATAGCGGGGTTACCCCGGGGGTGTCGCAGACGGATACGTATGTCCCCGTGCGACCCTCAGCATGTTTGGCAAAAGGGAGGGGTGGAATGTTTTTTGTGGAACATTGCTGTGGGGAGAGGAGTGGGGTGAGTTGATTGAGGGAGAGGGTGGAGGAGAGGGTGTGGAAAGCCTTGCCGGGCGTGGGCTCGGCGGTTTGTACGATTCTTGAGGTAGTCGGAGGCGCTGGTAAGTGGGTGGGCCTGGCTGCTGGTGAGGCTCCGGACGGGCTGCGTGGGTCATCCGGTGCAGGTGGCGCGGCGAAAGTGCTTGGCGTATGGCTGCGGTCAGGGCACCTGCAGGGGTTTTTAAGGCCCTCGCAGCGGCGTGTGACACGGCCTTTTGGGTCGGGTCTCGTCACAGTTGGTGGGGTTCTCCCCTTCCCATGACTGGTGCGCGATCCTGGGTATGCCCGTTTCTCAGGGCACCAGGACTGTTTTACGACATCTCAATGAACGCGCCGTTCTTCGGGAGAGCGGCGAAAAGTCAGGTGTAAATCCGGTGAAATTGTAGGCTGTATTTCTGACAAAATTGGACGGAGGCCCGGCGGCCGCGGCTGCCAGGTAGTTCGACGCCTCAGAACTTCGACCGGGGATCAAATTCACAGATGCCTCCAGTATTGGAACGTGCGGTATTTCAGCCGATCACGCGTGGCATCCTTAATAAATCGCTTCGTGAAAAACCTTGCCGATCTTGCATCCGAACAGGGTTTTGCAGTGGTTCCGTTGTAAACTAAGACGGTTCCAGATGGCAAATTCACGAGGGAAAACCAGCCGTCCTTTGCATGGCGAACCATGAATTGCACGCCACGGAAGGTTTCCGAAGGAAGCTCCGTCCGCGGGAAAGAGTTTTCGGAGGATTGTGCGTCGCCCTGGATCTTTTCAGATCCTCCGCGGACGGAAAGTGTACTCACAAGGGAACGCACGCGGGACGATTACTCCACGATCCCGCCGTCCGTCAAGGGATTTTCTTGGGGATTTAGGACGCGGGCCAGATTTTCCTCCTCGGGCGACCGGCCATAATTCTTCCGTCCGTCGCACGGACAGGTGCATTTGGAGCCGCCGTATTCGCCTGGGCGCGCTGGGATCGTGCGCTCGCAGTTATGGTGCTGGTCGTTCTGGCAGTGGACGCAGAGGTAGAGTCTCATGGGTTGGTAATCCTCCTTGCCAGCGAGGCGACGAAATCCCAGCGCGGCGGCATAGCTTCGCGGACTCGAGGCGCCTTCGTGATTTTCATGCACCCGTCGCGGAACTCGATGAGCCCGTCGTCGCGCGCGAGCATCTTTGGGCGAACTAGGTTCCAGGGCGTGACGAAATAGAACTCGTTGGAGACAGCGTAGGCCATCCAGCGTTTGTCCGGATTCCTCAGTTCGTTCATCAGATCCTCGGTCGAGACTTTGATCTCAAACGAACGTCGCAGGTTTTGCACCTTTCCACCCCATGCGTTGATCGCCCAGGCGTCCAATCGCTGTTCCTTAAGCGTGCCCCACCCGGTGCCCAACCGCAGTTCGGGAATGAAGATCCAACCGTCGGAGGCATGCATCTTGCGCAGTTCGGAGAGTAACAGAGAGGAGTCCATCATCTGAACTTTTTGGCGTGCCGGCCGTTGTTACAGGCGCGGCAGGCGATTCGACAGTTGGCCGCATTGGACTTTCCACCGTCAGCGCGCCGGATGACATGCTCGATCGTGCAATAATTGTTCTGAGACGGCAAACCCTTCAGCGTGGTTGTCACTCCGCACCAACAGCAACTCATGCCGAACAGTGCGATGAGGCGGTCGCGCAATGGCGCCTTTGCCGGCCGACGCCGGCGAACCGGAACTTGAAAGGTCATTGGCGTTTCTGTCGTTTGAGCCACGCGAGCGCTGCAGGGACGTCGGTCTCGTAGATGTCGAGGAGCTTGATGCAGTTGTCGCTGATCGTGTTCGAGTCGCCAAGCAACCTCATTCCTTGGCCTTCGTCCAGGCCGAGACGTTTGAACTGCGCCATGAGCGCCTCCATGTCGGCGTTGGTCATCACAGAAGATCTGGCCGCCGCCGGCGGGCATCGACCTCGATGTCGGGGGAAATGGGCGTTATTCGGAACTCCCAATGCGGGATCGTGAGATTGGTCACGGTGAAACCCGTCATGTTCGTCATGATGATGTTGTTGGTCGGATCCCATGCGGGCAACCCGATGAACAGATGGAACACCTCGTTGGACGTACGCGCACGGGCGTCGCGCTCGGCCTTGGCGTGGCCGATGTCGGCAAGCTTTTGAACCAGGGCACCGACGCCGAGCAGGAAGATGGTGATCGCAGCCACGGAGCAGGCAAATAATATCGCCTTGACCCACCAAAGTTCATCGGGCTCCGGTTTCTGCACAGGGTCCGGGTAGTCAAGGCTTCGGTGGTTCATGTTTGAGAAGTTTGGCCGCCTCGCGGATGGCGCTGCCGGCAGCGCAGGCTGACGGTGATTCGACGATTCGCTGAAGCGCGTTTTCAAGTGCGACAGTGCGGGCACCGCGATCTCTGAGGAGGAGCGCGGCTAATTCCGGCACCTTCGCACACAGAACGTCTTGCTGAATGCTGCCATCGTCGGAAGTGTAAGCTGGCTCCCCGAACATTTCTCCGATTTTAACCAGCAACCCGCGATAGTAAGATTCGTTGCGGCAGAAGCGTTCGGCATCTTCTTTCCAGCAAACTCGCTCTCGTTCGCAATTGGATAACTGCGCCTGCAGGTCGTTCCTCACGCCCAGCATGAGCGCGTCGCGGGCTTCAAGCGTTTTGATCGCCTCCTTATTCATGGCAAGGGCGCCGCGAAGATCAGAGATCTCCGCCAACAACTGTTCGACATCGGCTGTCTCTTGCTGGGTCACAGGTTGTTGAGCCCTTTCGGTTTGCTGAATTCGACGTTCACGGCGTCGTTTGAGTAGCCCACGCGGGGCATTGGAACATAGGCTGCGTATTCATCGACCATCACAATAAGCGAGTGGCCCGACATCTTGGCCTGTTCACCCAGGCCGATTTTCAGTTCCGTGATTTTGGCCTCGTTCTCCTCGAATGCTTCCTTTGCAGCATCACGTTTTTCGATAAGAGCATCACGGGAACGCAATCGTTCCATGAGGTGTTTTACTTCGCTGTGAAGGCCAAGCCCGTTGAGTTGAGTGCTCATGCTGCCGTCTCCTTCGCTTTCGCAAGAATCGAAGCGACCTTATGTCCGAATCTTGGCAATGGACCGTACGGCGACGTATCGGCCAAAATTGTTTCGAGCGCCGCCCTGGATATTGCGTCAACAGATGCTGTCGGTATTGACTCGATGATCTTCACGTCGTCAAACGAATTGACGCCGATAGTCAAGTATCCAGCAATATTCAGCTTTTTGAGCGCCGCGCTGTCAGGCGCGCTGGTTTTTAGATACAGGAAAATAGGTTGGTGAAGTTTACTCATAAAGAGAGCGGCCCGGTGACTTGGCTGGAAATCCGTTCGTCAGCAAAGCCACAGAAACGTCCGTGGCCGCGTCCGCGTTAAGGATCACGGCGTCCTTGCTAGCAGAACCCCGTCTCGCCGCACGCGCATCATTCCAGTTGCTCACCGGGCCTTTGGTTTTGGGGCATCAGTTCGCCGGGACCATGTCCTTGGCGATATTCGTAAATCGACGACTCGGCTGTTTGGCCTGCTCCTGTTCCTCGTTCTTAACGCAGAGCCCGGGAAAATAAAATTGCCCGAAGGCGTCAATGATCTGCTTGGCCTGGATGCGCTCGCAACTGTGGATGCCGTGACGGGCGGCGACATTGTTGAACCAGCCAAACTCCACGTCATGAATCCTGAGCTTCAATACCGGGCGCCCCAGATCGTCCACCAGATGTCCGCGTTCATCCTCCTTCACCTCGATGTGTGTCAGCTCATGGTCGAGAATGGCCTTGCGCTCTGCGTCCCCAACCTCTTTCCAATGATCGCCATCGAGAACAATCTCGGCGTCCCCGCGGCCCACGGACCTGTCCTTGAGCGAAATCTTCTTGCATTGACCCAGCGCGCGGCGCCCGCGGACAGTGATGGCGTTGTTGATCGGCTCGCCGCTCTTCTCGTCGAGATCCGCATGGGCAAAGATGAAATCGATCTTGACGCCCGCCTTCAGGACCGGCGCGTGATCTTCAAACTCCTCGAGGATGGCATTGGCCATGTCTTCGACGTTTTTCGGGGCTCTTTGGTAGGTGGGCATAGTGGTGTTGAGGTTCGTTACGCATTGCGAGCGTCAGCGTGCCCACACTATTTGTCAAGCGGTCTTTTGGCTTCGCGGTATGGCTTGAGTGCGTCACGCAATTTATTCAGGCGAGCGCACATCTCCTGGCCGTCTCTTTCGTTGTCAGCACTGATGTCCACAGGCCAATCGGCTGTCGTGCCCGAGTTGTCGTGAAGGAATTCTTCAAGCTCGTCGGCAGCGACGACGATCTTGATAAGTTTGGCGAGATCGAACGAATCCAGGTTCATGCCGCCCTTCGCCGCGGGTAGCAATGCGTGCAGAGATAGCGGCCGGTGTACCGGCGCCCGCACCGCTGGCATTTGCCCTTGCGCTTGTTGCGGATTTGAGCAAGGCGTTGGCGCGAGATTTTGATCCTGGGATTGTCAGGATGAGGGTAGAGGTAAACACCGTTGACGTTTGGCATAATGACCGCCGTCCGTCGTGAAGACCAGCGAAGTTGCCCGACACTACCGATGCCTGTCGCATTTTGTCAAGATGCTGAAACACCGCTTGACATCTTTTCGGAAGGTCCTATCTTGCGCACGTCAATCGTGTACCTATCGTGTAGGGCGCGGGGTTGTCGTGACCTCGCGCCCGTTTTCTTATGCCTGGCCCGGACTGCTACGTCTTCCATGGTCCCAACTGGAGCCTTCCAGCGTGGGTGTATCAGGGCGAACTCAGGTCCGTGCGTCCACACCGCTCCCTGACGCGGCTCATGCGGCAGGCCCTGGATAAACGCTTGTCGGAACTCGGCACCAGCAACGGCCAGGATTGGTTCATCACCAAGACAGCGCTCAAAGACAACGCAGACAGATTGGAAGAAGGACTCCTTCCCGAAGACGCGATTTCCTGGGTAAGCAATGTCGGCCGCGTCACGCTGACCGAACAGCCCAGGGACATGGAAGGCTTGTACGAGGAACTGGTCCGGGCAGGCTTCGCGAAAACAGTCCCCAAGGCGCAACTGCTCTACGGGATACTGTGCCAGCAGTTCCTTCACCGCATCGTCGTCGAGAACAAACCCGTGGATCTCGGGTTCGCCAAAATTCAGGCCACCCCATTGCGTTCAGATTTCATGAGGCTCTTTTCCGCGCATACAATGCGCCGCATCCTGTACGCATCTTCGAAGGAAAAGATCGTACGCCAGGCGCTCCGCGATGGGCGTCTCATGTTCCTTAACAAGACCAGGAAAATCGTTCTCTGGAACATTGCCGTGCGCCACAGTCACGCGTGGTGGCAGGGCATCCGAAAATCTGAACTGGCCTTGTTGGCCCGACAGGGCAGAGTCCATTACCTGCTCAACGTGAAGGATCGGTTGCGTGCCGCGGAACCCATTCTCTATGAGATTTTCACGGATTACATTGCGCAAGCGCATCGGCCGGCTCTTTACATTCCTGCGCGCACTGGCAAACGCGATCACAAGAAACGCTTCGTCAAACCGTCCCTCAGAGCGGTTAAAAGACTTTTTAGCCTCCGCAAGAAACCTCGCACTGTGGCTGTTCCTGGGGAAACGGGCGCCACGTCACCTGTGGAGCAGCCGAATGCGATCGTGCATGAGGTGCCAGGTGTACAATCGCCGCTTGCAGACGTGTGGCACTCCGGGGGAGACGTGGACAAACCCGCTGACAAAGAACACTGAGCAGCTCGGCTGCTTGTGCTGGGCGCCGGCGAAAAGTTCGCTGAAGGATTCTGACTGCTGGCTATTCCAGAAAACGGGCGGTCAGGTGGAAGGGAGCGGGTGGAAGCCTGGCAAGAACGGTTCAGAGTTTGCGGGCTCCCACTTGGCGCGTAATCGCTTGCCCTGACCGACTTTTTGGCGCATAGAGGCGTCGTGTCCACGGTCAAAGACAAGCCAATCGTTCTAAAGGTCGAGGTGCCTGGCAGCGGGAAGCCACTCAACGGCGCCGAAGGAGACGAGGCCGCCGCAGAACTCGGGCTGGCCCGCGTTTCAAACAAGCTCGTCAAAACCATGGCCCGGCTGGGCGTTGACATTGAACTGGCCGGCATCGTTCACACCGACCGCGGGTTCGCCTTCGCCACGAAGGAAGGGCTGTGGGAATGCGCCGATGCGCTCAAAGGGAAAATCAACAAGACCGCCAAGCTGGAGGATCTTTGCGAAATCGCGACGGCCCTCGGGAAGATCGCCAAAGGGATCTCCGTCCTGTCCGGTAAAAACATCGGCGGCGAGGACGCCCCCAAACCGCCCGACAAACCGCGGCAGTCTTTCGTCCCAGGCCAGACGGTCGAATTTCATCAACACACCCACCTCCACAAATCATGAAAACCTACGAATTGCGCCGAAACAAGCAACGCAAGTGGTATTACCACGTCAAACGCAAAGGCCGCATCCTCTACCACAGCGAAGCCTACAGCTCATTCTCCAAGGCGCACAAATCCGTGATCGCCGACACCAGGGATCGCGCGTACAAGATCGTGAAAGAGGGCAAAGTGATCGGATGAGGTTGCTGGAGAAAATCAATCGCTTCCCGCCGCGTATCGTTCGGTTGATCGCCGCCGATCTCACGACGCGCCAGATCGCGCTGCGTTCCGGCATCCCGCGTTCGACCGTCCACCAGGTGTTTTTGAAGGATGACTGGAACCAGGTCACGAACGAAGTCACAGACCGGATCACCATGGCCTGTGGCGTCAACTTACTCACGCATAAGCGTCACAGGCAGAACCTGAAGAACCGGCTGCGATCGATTGGTAAGCTCGCCAAGAGGATCAAGCCGACCCAGCGGAAGATGTTGAACCGGTTGATGTCGGTCAAAGCCGCATAGACACGAGTCTTGGTTTCCCGTCTCCGACCGTTGGCTTGAACGCGGTCTCCGCAAGTTCCTGGCTGCCCTCCATCAACAGAATGTAGGTCAACGCATCCAGAATGTGCCGATGTGTCCCAGTCACTTCTCCGTCCTTGCCGGTCGCCGCGTTCTCGATGGCGGCAATGATACGCGGGCATTGGCTGCTGACGAAAAATCTCTTCTCCTTGATGAGCCGCCGCAAAATGCGCTGGCGCGTGCGCACTGAGCCCTTGGGCTTATGGACGCCCTGCATACGGATCTTGCCGTTTGTCGCTGCGAGCACCTCGAGGTAGTCGTACCCAAGCCCGGTCGTGCGATAGGTGTTGAGCGCCGTGTCGTCTGCGTAATGGGTCCAGCCGAACTTGCGTCCATAGACTTTCTGCAAATCGTCTTCCATCAGGCGCAGCATCTCGACGCCGAGGTCGGAAATCTTGATCCGCTCGTTGATGGATTCGATCTCCCGAAGGGCCACCCACACAGGCCATTCGATGTCGTCAATGGTCACGAAGCGCTTTTCGACTATGGCAAACCCGTGGTTCACTGAGCTACCCAGGTCTGAACCTGTGAACAGATCTGTCGTCGTCGGTGACAATTCGATGCTCTCGCCATTTTCCGGGTCCTCCTCGATGACGTGAATGTCGCGGCTGAACACGTCGGCGAAGATTCGGTTGGCGCCGCCGCTGCCGGCCACCCATTTGCCCTCGACGTCTCGCGCGTACTCGCCCGGGTCGCCTGAGTGCAGGGCCTTGCGATCCTCGATTTGATCCGTAGTCAGCCCCTCGTTGTCCTCGAGGAAAAATTCCATGAGACGAAGCGATTTCTCGAATTTTTCCCGGCAACGTTTGATCTCCTCGCCCTGCGCCCTGTTGTTGTCGGCGCCGGTCAGCGTCACGGCGGACCAGTCTCGCTTATACCAGAACTTGTATATCCACGATTCCTCGCCTTCGACGGCCGGGTTTGTATCCGCCAGCCACAGATGCTGCCACGGCTTCAGGTGCGGCATACGCAATTGTTCCCAGGAAACGGTGAAGATCCGCGGGTCCTTAAAGTTGCCCAGCTCGATCAGCCGGATCCCGCTCCAAAATGAATCCTTGAGCTTGGTCTCGATCTCGCAGTCATGTTCAACGGACAGAATGCGTATCTCGCTTTCCCCGCCCCACGCGTTGCTAAACCGACAAAACGGCGTGCGCGTCCGACCGTCAGTCTTGAACCCCGGGATCCCGTCGCCGTCGCGCGTCGTGTATTCGAACCCGATGCCGGCATCGATCCACCGCGGCAGCACGTATTCCGTGAGCCGTTGTTGCGTCCCTGAGTCCGTGGTGTTGCGCAGTGTCTTGTTGATGATGGCAAACCGGCCATTTGGTGTCTCCCAGAGGTGGCGGATCATCCTGTCGTCGCACCCAAAGCTCTTGGCGCTGTAACGCGGCCCGCTCACCAGGACTGCCGTTGGCGAGTTCGGGTGGTTTTTGCCGGCGTCCTGCTCTGTCCCGATGTTGAACAGGATTCGCTGCTTTGTGTAGAGCCAGTCCGGGCTCCATGGCTGTGACATGCCGGAAATCTGCCTTGCCATCGGTGCCGTGGCGAGCCTACGTTGGCGACCATGAACGCACTCGTGATTTCCCAAGAGACTCTGGACGACCAACTGCCCCAATGCAAAGACGGTGAGACGGGCGATTTCACGATAAAAGGCGGCACGCTCACAATGGTCCCGGGCGTCGGCGCCGTCGTGTCTGGCGATAACATCACCAAATCCGGCTACGAGAACGAGGGCGGCGCCGAGACCGAGGCCGAAGGAGGCATCGAGGAACCCAAGATGTCGCCGGCGGCGATGGCGGTCGTGGGGCGCAAAGGCGCAGTCGTGGCACGCAGGGGCTACTGAACGATTCCATGATCGATGTCCGGATCCTAAAGAAACACGGCTGTTCCGCGGAGGCGTGGAGAAAAATCTTCGAAGGGCGTATTCGCGAGCGCCCGCAGCGAAAGAACGGCATCGTCGAGAAAACTGCCGCGCAAAAGGACAAGATTGACGCCCTGATGGAGCGTATCTGGGATCGAATTGTTTGCGGCCGGGACTGGAATTTCGCCAACTTCACCACGATCCACGCGATGGACCTGATCTGGGACGCCCCGTTCCGGCAGGTGAGTCCGACGCTGATTTCGTCCGTGTGCGCCAAGCACGGGAAGAACACTGAGGAGGTAAAGAGCGCCCTCAAGGGGCTGGGGTTGGATCTTGATTCGGTGCTCGTGCCGACAGACAAGCGCGACCCGAAGACGGGCGAATTGATCCAGGCCGTCAACGTCCCGAGCTTCTTTTCCGTCATGGTCCCGCTGGCGCGCGCCATGGCAACGTCCCGCCGGGCGCGCATGATCAACGATCGGAACCGAGATCCGTTCTTCGAATTCAAGGCGGCCACTCAGAGCAAGCTGAACCGCGTGCGTTGCGAGGTGCTCACCAGCCGCATCCAGGAGACGTCCAAGGCGTACGACTATCTCGGCATCGTCAACCAGGCCGTGCTCCAGATGTTCCTTTACCCGACGGGCTGCCTGCTGTTCACGAAGGAGGAATATGATTCCTGCGAGCAAATGCGGCTCGACAAGGACGGCAAGGAGGAGAAATACATCGTCCGCGAGGGCCTCCGCTACCACACGCCGCACCCGGCCCGGACGTATTGCGACATGGCGCACCCGATGCGCACGTTCAACACGGACACGGGTTGCGAGTTTGCCGGCCACTGGCAGGTCCTTCGCTATGGCGATATTTACGACAACGACGGGTTTTACAACAAGGACAAGATCAACATCGGCGGGCTGGGCTGGTTCAATTCATTCCCGTCCTTCTGGCAAACCGTCTACACGGGCTGCGCGCTGAAGATTCCAAGCGTCGATTTCACGGGGAAACCCGAGGATCGCGAGGAGTTCATCTCGAATTCGTTCTATAGCGGCGACATGCGCGATCATTCCGTGATGCTGTGCGAGCACCGCGAGAAACTGATCCCGAAGGATTGGGGGCTTGGCGATTACCAGTACCCGATCTGGTGCCGATTCGTCGTGGCCGGCGACGGAACGATCGTTTACGCGGCGCCCATGGGCTACACGCCCGTGTGCGTGTTCAAGGACAACGGCGACGACAAGCGCGTGGCTGATGCCTCGCTGGTGCTGCAGCTCGCTCCCTATCAGGACCAGCTCTCCAACCTGTTCACCCAGTTCCTGCTGGCTGTGAAACAGAATCTGGCGAATTTCACGATGGTGGACGGGGCCATCGTCGACGACGCGACGATCAAGAAGCTCACCAACGACGGGGAAACCTATTTCCGCGGGCTGAACATTTTCCGTTACGACAGCAAGACCTTGTTCCGATTGCAGACCGACGCGCGGCAGGCCGTGATCTCACATCGTTTCGCGCCGATGGATATAAATGGCATTGTTTTGGCAATGAAATTGACCATCGACATGGCCGAGCGCGTGTTGCAGTTCAGCGCCCAGGAAGTCGCCCAGGCGGCGAGCCACGAGCAGACCAAGGCCGAAATCGATCACGTTGCCGCCTCGACAACGAACATCGTTGAATACACCGGGATCCCGCTCGACGCCGGCATGAACGCGATGGCGCATCAGAATTACGAGGCGCTGATGAACTACGGCCAGGATGAGTTTTACGCGCAGATCCCCAGCGACCACGAACTGACCGAGGAACAGCTCACGGCTCTGGGCATCACCCAGGACGAGGACGACAAGGAAGAGACGCGCGACAAAAAGGTCCGCGTGAAGATCAAAAAGAAATCGGCGATGCAATTGGACAGCTTCGCCACCGTGCCACCGACCAACAAGCGGCAGACCAACTGGGAAGCTGCCCAGGCGATTTCGCAGTTCTACGCGACAATCCTCAACAATCCGGTCGTGCAGATGGCGCTCGGCCCGAAGCAAATGGTCGAGATCGCCAATCAAATTGCCAAACTGGCCGGGTTACACTTGGACGCCGACCTGCGCGATATGACTGCCGAGAACCAGAAGAAACAGGCCAACGACCTGCTCAAGCAGGCTGTCGATGCCGTTTTGGGCATTGTCCGAACCGAAACCAAGCAGGGTTTGGAGGTGATCATGTCCGAGATAAAAGACGTGACAATGAAGGTCGACGCGCTTACCAAGGCGTTCGCACAGCATGTTGCTTCAACTTCAAACCCGCTCGCTGGACCCGACGGAGGCGGCATCCCTCCAGTCATGGCTCCAGTCGCCCCAGTCGCTCCTGTTCCGGCAGTTGCTCCAAACCCAATGCTTGCTGGCGCAGTTTGAGGCAGGCCAGGAGGCCACGAAGTGCGCCAACCTGCCGGCCGAGGTCATGGCCGCGGCGCTCAAGGAACACGTCGAGGCGGCGGATCGATTTGAGCGGATGCTCGACTACATGGATTCGCTGAAGTCCGGAAAGGTCGAGCCGAAGCTTTTGGTCAACGCAACCCCTGAATCCCTACCGACATGAAACCGCATCAGGAACGAGTAATCGAAGAAAAGGCACAACTGGACGAAAGACTCGCAAAGCTCAACGAGTTTGGGCGCGGGACCATCTTTCCGAATTTACCCGCAGCCGAACAGGAGCGACTTCAGCGCCAGTCCAAAATCATGGACCAGTATTCGGTCGTGCTCGGTGAGCGCATCGCCGCTTTTACGCCATGAGCAAAATCACCGTCATCCACCATTCCGCCGATTTTGACGGACTATTCTGCCGCGAGATAGCGCGCAAGTTTCTGCCGGATGCAGAACTGATTGGTTGGGATTTTAGGGACGAGCCGATCAACCCGTTCAAAATCGGTGAGATTCTTTACGTGATGGATCTCCCGCTGGATCGACCGTTCGGATTCAAGTTTGAAGAGCTGATAAAAGATCCAGCAGATTACATCGGCAAAAACAGAATTGGAAACGCAGAGCAGATCATCTGGATCGATCATCACAAATCATCCATCGAATCACACCCAGAGGATATCGACGGCATTAGGATTGACGGCGTGGCGGCGTGCCGATTGGCGTGGCAGTGGTTTGCGAACCCAAACATGAAGTATAGGTTTTTCCCAGAAAAACAAGGCTTCATTGACCGCAAGGTGTCCGAACCGTGGGCCGTACGCCTCGCCGGGGAATATGACATCTGGGACAAGCGCGACGCGGACGCCGAACTATTCCAGCACGGACTGCGAAGCGAGGAACTTTACCCGGGAATTTGGGAGGCTCTGCTCGATGAACAGAACCGATTCGATAATAATGTCGTGCGATTGCTCAATCAAGGTCGCGGCCGGACTGACGCCGGAACACGACGCCTGTTTCGGCTTCAACTGGACCGGCAAGGAATGGAACGTGAGTCTTTATCATGCGCCCGGGAAGGAACATCACGACCTTTCGCTCATAGCTGTGAAGCATGGGGGCGGCGGCCACCGTGGGGCGTGCGGGTTCAAAACCAACAAGCTCCCATTCCTTCCACTCAACGCACCCGAATAATCTATGCCACGCGAATTTGCCGACGACAAAAAGAAGAAACCCGCCGAGGCCCCGCCGGCCAAAGAGGATCAGACTCCGCCGCCGGTCAAAGCGGACGAGAAACCGCCCGACGAGAAGAAGCCCGCAACGCCGACAGCCGAGGAACTTGCCGCGCGCGCAGAAGAGATCTCAGCGTCGATGTTCCCGGTGCCTGGCAAAAAGACCAAGCCGCCAGAGGCGAAGCCCGAAGACAAGCCGAAAGAGCCAGATGCCAAAGAGCCTGAAGCCAAGCCACCTGAACCAGAGCCCGAGAAAAAGCCGGCCGCCAAGAAACCGCTCCCGCCACCAATCTCCGAGGCCGTAAAACCTGAGTCACTTCAGGCTCCAGCAGCACAGCCGGAAGCCAAACCTCCGGTTACGACCGATCTCAACGAGGACGACGAGGAAACGCTCGCCGCCCTGGCCCGAATGGAGCGCGACGGCAAAGCCCCCCGCGGAATTGTTGATCGCACGAAACGCTTTTGGGCCGATGAAGCCGATTACATCGCCGCATGGGAAAAAGCCAATCCTGGCGCCGCCTTCGATCTCAATGACGAAGCTCACGCCGAGTTCTACGATAAGAACGAGCCCCGGTACGACGAGCAGGAATTCAAGCGCGCGGCCAAACTGAACCTGAAGGAACAGAGCAAACGCGAGATCAAGGAGGAACTCAAAAAGGAGACCGAAGCCGAGACGTACGAGCGCGAGATGCGCGAGCACGTCCCCAAGAACGCCGCAGCAGTCAGCACCGCCCTCACAGAGATGGTTGCCGATGCCGGCTTCAAGGATTTGCTCAAGGACGGCAAACTCACGAAGGAAGTCGAAGCGGAGATCGACAAGGCCAGCCCTCACGCGCGCGCGATCCTGCATGAAGAAGCGCAGTTGCTCGCCGCGCAGATTTCCGAGGTCGACAAGCTCGAGCGCTTCGCCGGGAAGTACCAAATGGATCCGAATTTTTCCGTGAAGGTCGCCAGCGGTGCCTACGTGCAACCGCACCGGATGCTCGCCGATTTCGTTCAAAACCTGGAACGCGAGATCGCCGCGCTGCCACCGGAGGAGACCGCCCGCGACGGGAAACGCTTCGTCACCCAGGAGGAATTCATGCGCGAAGTCGACAAGATCAGGGCGTCGCCCGCGCCGCCCGCGGCCAAGTCGAAAGCGTTCGATGCGCTCTCCGCCGGCTACTACACGATCGGCTGGGAAGACATACGCGTGGCCCTCATTTCCCAGCACTCGACGCGCGCACGGGCCAAAATCGACACTTTTGGCGGAATCAAAAAGTCAGATCCAGTGTCTCAACCGGCAAAAACAAGTGCCGCAGCGACACCAGCGGCCACGCCCGAAACCAGAGCCGCTTTCAGGCCTCCGTCGGTCTCGTCGGCGTCCGATAACACGGACACGACAAAAAAGGCGCCGCATCAAAGCGGAAAAACTGCCGACGACGTTGCCAGAAGCATGTGGGGCTAAGAGAGTTGATGCGAAAGCGCGAGGCAATTACGCCCGCCATTTCGCACAACTCTTATGGCCTTGCCTGACAACGTAGTCATCTCGGAGCGGTTCACAAAGCAGTGTTCCCCGGTCATCTCGACCAATTACGACACCTGCGGAACCGTCACCCGCGCGACCGTCGCGCATCTCACACCATCCGACCTGGACGCCATCTTCTCCCCAGGCGGCCTGTTCGCCGATCTCGACGCATGGTTCAAGCACTCCATCGAAATGAAGGCGTGCGGCGTACGCATCAACACGATGTACGACTGGATCATGGCCAACGCCGATCGCACCGAATATCGCGGGGCCGTGTCCGGCACGAAGGGCGTCAAAACCGAATCTCTCCTGCACCCGTTCATACTCGGGTCACAGGAAACCGTCCTCAACCCGTCGTACTGGAAGGTTGTCGCTGGCGCCGCCGGCACGACCATTGAAGCCTCTGCCGGCATTCCGACCACCCTGGCCACCCAGTCTGGCGCCGGTACCACGACGTTCCTGAAACAAGGAGCTGTCGATGGGGGAACGAATCCGGACTCGCAGACTACCGAGGACGGATCCACGGTCATCGCCTACAACACGACTGGCGTGCGCTGGATCCGGCTCACGAACCGTTTTGGCATCCCAGCCGACCCGGGCCTGTTCCTCCCGCGTAACACCATCCATCTGTTCACGCGCAGCGCGGCCGGTGTATCGCAGCACGGCCAATGGCGCATCCTAAACTCCGTCGCCGGCACAACGGCCGACGGCAACGCCGCGATCGACGTCGCCATTTACAACGAGAACGGCGGCAGCGCCGAAGCCTACGACACCACGCCCAGCTCGACGCTCGGCGGCGTCGTCGTGCCAGGCGTCAACAACGTCGATGACTACGAGAAATGGTGCCACAACCGCACCACGCTCGACCCGCGCAAGCGCGTGCTGTTCTGGGTGCAAACGTTCCGTAACTCGCGCTGCGTCGATTCCGAGTATCAGGCCGTGTTCAAAAAGCTCCTGATGACGAACCCGGCCTTCAAGGAATTCGGTGACCTCGATCTGGCCGAGCGCAATCGCCAGGACGAAGCCGCTGCCCAACGTGAGTTCGTCAACTCGTTCTTCTTCAACAAGCCGATCTCCGCCAACCAGACGCAGGCGCTCTGGCAGAACCTCGAGCCCATTTATTCCACGGAGGCCTCCGGGCTCACCCTTGGCCTGGGCGGCAAGCTCATGGGCCGGCGCGCGAACTTCGTCGGCGTCAAGGAACAGCTCAGGGAGTGCGGTCGCGTGTTCGATCTCCAGAACCAGGCGCTGCGCATCGAGGAATGGCTGGACCTCAACTACAACATCAAACGCGCCCGCGAGACCGGCATGAACGGCAAGAAGGTCACGGACATCGACTGGTGGACCAATTCCCAGTTCCGCGCCCTGTTCCAACAGGCGTATGTCGAATACGCTGCGGCCAAGTGGGGTGCGCAGGCGCGCTGGGATTTCGAGTACAACAAGGTCAGCGAAGCCGGCATTCTGTTCGATTCCTACACGTTCCAGTATCCGAGCGGCATCCGCATCAACCTCCTGTCGAACGATTTCTTCGACGATTTCCTGGACCAGTTCTACGACCAATCCATGACCAGCCGCGGCAATCTCCTGCTCGCCCTGGACATCGGCAAGCCCGGCCCCAACGGCGGCACGATCTTTTACTCGCAGATCGCCGCCAACCGCATGACGACCCAGACCGCCACGATCGAACAAGCCGCGCGCCTGGACTCGACGCTGCGCTGCGTCATGAAGATGCCGTCGCTCGAGCAGACGCTCATGTCTGAGAGCGGCACAGTCGTTGTGAGCTGTCCGTTACATTCTGCATGGATCGAAGGAATTTCTCTGGCGAAACCCACCGCAACGGGCAAATCCGCTGCGCCCACCTACACGGATCTCTACTGATCCCGAACGACATTTCACAGCCCGCTGGCGAACCCGGCGGGCTTTTTGTTTGCCGCTTGACAATTCGATCAGTGATCCGCAGCGTCGTCTCGCGTGAATTATTACAACGAGAACGATCCCAGGGCCGCTGCGTGGCTTCGGGAATTGATTCGCGCCGGGGAGATTTCAATGGGGGAAGTGGACGAGCGCAGTATAGTCGAAGTCAAAACTCATGAACTCAAAGGATATGCCCAATGCCATTGGTTTGCCGGAATTGGCGGTTGGTCTCTTGCCCTTCGACTTGCCAGATGGCCCGACGACAAGCCCGTCTGGACAGCCTCGCTCCCATGCCAACCATTCAGCACAGCCGGGGATCAGCGAGCGGAAGCGGACGAGCGCCACCTCTGGCCAGTGTTCGCCGAGCTTGTTCGGCACGGGCAGCCTTAAATCGCGTTTGGAGAGCAGGTTGCGAGCAAACTTGGACGTGAATGGCTCGCTGGAGTTCGAGATGATTTGGAAGGAATGGGGTATGAAGTCGGGGCTTCCGATCTGTGCGCTGCGAGCGTCGGAGCGCCGCACAGACGACAACGGCTCTACTGGGTGGCCCACTCCATCCGCGATCGACTCAGTTCGCGGGGTGGAGTCCAAGGAGGCGCGAAAGGCACGGGGATCACACACGGGCACGACGTTGAACGATGCGGCAGCAATGGCGCCCTGGCCGACGTGCAGCGCACGGGATTGGAAGGACACGCCGGGAATGGCGACAACGGGCACGAACCCGGACGGAACGGAGCGAACTCGCCTGGATCAATTGCCGCGAGTCGCAACCCTTGGGATTCCTACGACCTGCTCCCCTGCATCGACGGAAAAGCGCGGCGCGTTGAACCCGGAACATTCCCGCTGGCTCATGGGGTACCCGGCCGCGTGGGGCTCCTGCGGGGATACGGGAATAGCATCGTGCCGCAAATCGCGGAAGTCTTCATCCGTTCCTGTGTCGAAGCCATAGGCATCTGAATCCGCCTTGCGTTCCCTCGTCTGTCGCGGTTACGGTGCGGCCATGATTCAGTACTTCAAGAAGTATTCGCCACAGCAGGCAATCATCTTCTCCGACGGCAGCGGTTTCAGGGGGTTCCAGCTTGTGAACAACGAGGTCGGGATCCTGGCTACCGAGGATCCTCGAATCATCCGTGAGATCGAAGCGTGCATCGCCGGCCAACGCGGCGGCGCCGAGAAGATCACATCCGAGGAGTTTCTTTCGTTGCAGAGTCAAAAAAAAAGCAATTTGCAGCCTCCTTGGAGAGAGGAGTGGCAACCGCGCAAGCTGCCCCCAACAGCGTCAGGCGGCTCCCTCAGCCAGCCAAGTGCTGCGGTCACTGAGGCGCCGGCGCCGCGGGCTGTGCCGCCGGCGGATGCGGAGAAAAGTTTCAAGCCGAAGACGAGCAAAAGCAAAACGTGATCACGTATGCCTCATTCAGAACGGCGATAAGGCAGGAACTTTGGCCATTCCCCGGCGAGGCAAAGAGCCTCCGGCCAGCGCACGACAAGGCGTTTCTCGAGGCGATGATCGCGCTTCAGCGTTGGGTGCCAGAACTGCGCGTCAATCATACGAGCGTGTTTCCGGCCTGTTCGACATACGTGCAGTGCGCGCTGTCGGTTGTTGAGGCGCCGGTCGGCGAGATCAAGCGGGTTTACACGATCGCGAATGGTGAGTGGTGCGATCGCGTGTTCTACAGCAGCAGAGCACACATGGAGGTGCTCAAGTGGCAGCGGTGCCTGTTGACGCGGTTCACGTCCCCGGAGAACGTCGGAATGCCGGCGCTCCAGCAGGGATTCAGATTTTCGGAGGCTTCCACGGATTCCCCCGCGGGACGCGCGCGTGCGGGCATCTGGTCGATCAACCGCAAGCGGTTCCACCTGGCGCCTTGGCTTCAAAGCAATGAATCGCTGGTGATAGAGTGGGACGGCGAAAAGAAGGAATGGCTCGACGACGATGTTCTGGACCAGAACTACTTCGACGCCGAAGCGGCGGCCGTCGTGAAGCTTTACGTGCAGAAGTCGCACGAGCGGGATTTCGGGTGCGACATGGCCAAGATACGGATGCTGGAGCAGGACTACGGGCAGAAGCTCGGCGAACTCATGCACGGCTGGCGGGAGAAGACGCGCAACCAGGAGAACACGGACGCCGAGGAATTGAACGTGTGCTCGCCGACGAGTGCGGATCTCGCGGACGATGCACCTATGGTTCCCACTGATCAGACGATTGTCGCCTACATAGCGGACATTGACGGCGGCGCCGCCACTGTCGAAGTGGCGAACTTGGTGAAGTCGTGGGGCCCGGCTTATATCGTGAGCGGCGGCGACAATTGGTACGGCAGCGCGATTACGAAGGAAGCTTTGGACGCCTCAGTCGGTCCCAGTTACGGAGATTACATTTTCCCCTACTTGGGCACGCTGGCCACCGGGGCAGAACGGACGAACGCATTCTTTCCGGCTGTAGGTGACCATGACCGGGATCCCGTCGGCCGGCTGCCGGTGTTCCTGAACTATTTCAACCTGCACAAGCCGTATTACGATTTCGTCCAGGGGCACGTTCACTGGTTCATCGTGGACAACGGGCTGAACCAGGCTGACGTGCTCGTCCAGGCGGACGGGAACACGTCCACCAGCGTGCAGGGCGAGGCGTTTAGGCTGAAAATGGCTCTTTCGACGGCGCGCTGGAAGATTGTCGTCATTGGGGCGCCACCGCACTCTTCCATCAAGGAGAGCAACACGGCATACGCTGCGCTGCGCTGGCCCTACAAGGCGTGGGGCGCGGATTTGGTGCTGACCGGCGACGATCACCTTTACGAGCGCCTACTGGCACCTGAGGGCTATCCGCTCATCGTAGCCGGCTGGAGCGGCCGGGCGCTGGTAGCCAGCGGTTCACCGATCGCCTACAGCCTCGTTCAGTATGACGCGGATTTCGGGGCGCTGAAGATCACCGTGTCGTGCGACGAGTTCAAGGTCGAGGCGATCAACCGGGTTGGAGTGCTCATCGACACTCTGACGCTGACGAAACCATGAGGTTCATCGATCTCAAACCGGAGTTCGTGCAAAGCTCAAAGAGCGGCGAGAATCGCAAGGGCACAGCAGTGTGGTCATTGTGCCCGTGCGGTTGCGGGTCTGGTCTGCTTATCGCGCTTCGGAACCCGCTCGACGGAGGGCCTCCGGACGGTCCTGAAGTGTGGGGCGAAGGTCTGACGGATCGCTGGCAAAGAACCGGCGAAGACTTCAATACGATCAGCTTTGAACCGTCTGTGCTGATGTGGGAGGACAAAAAGGCCGGAAAACAGCACTGGCATGGATGGATCAGAAATGGTGAGGTGACAGCGTGAGACGCCGGTCATTCTTCAGCCGGATTGCAGGGTTCGTCGCCGCTGTGGAGCATCTGGAATTAAAATCTGTCCAAGTGGCATTTTGGACACAGAACACTCGCTCGTCGAGATGCGTGGATCCTGAATACGAGAAACTTCTCTGTAATCTGGAGAGCCGACCAACATCAGCCCTTAACGTGCCGAATATGTTCGATTTTCTGAAGGAGCACACCAAGGCATGAAGTTCGACCAACTCGACAACCAGCCGTGCCTGCTCCCCCAGGTGAACGAGGAATCGTGTGAAAGCACGAGGCTACCGGTCCAGGAGGGGCGCCTCGAGCTGCGTCCCGAGGTTGCCGTCGTGGCAGTTCTGGGCACGGTCCAGTATCGAACCTTCCTGATCGCCAACGGCGTCGAGCGCGAGGTTACATCCGGGCTCAGCTATCGCTCTGGCAGCACCGTAATCGCAGTCATCGGCGCCATCGGCGGCAATGCGACGGGCATCTCCGTCGGTATCGTCACGATTTCCGTCGAATGGCAGGGCCTCGAGGCGTTCGGCCAGCTTCAGGTCGTTGACTCCTGCGACAACATTTCGAACGGGCTGGAGATCGTCATCGACAACTCGGAGTCGATGAATCAGGCGTTTGGCGCGCCATACGGCACCAAGCTTGATTTCGCGAAGTTCCTCGCCAAACAGTTCGCCGGAGAGGTCGACGTGCGCAAGGACATCGTTGGGCTGACCACGTTCGCCGTGTCGGGCCAGGTTGTGGCGCCTTTGACGGCCGATAACATCGCCGTCGGGACCGCCATCATGGGTGTCGGCTTCGTTCCGGAGCAGACAGACATCCATGCGGGGCTCGAAACGGCCATCGCGGAACTCGCCGCGGCGAACGTCGACCGCCGCGTTATCCTGCTGATCACGGACGGCCAGCATAACGACGACATCGAGCCGCTGCAGACGGCACTCCAATTCCGGTCTGGTGGCGGCGTTCTCATTGTCATTGGCCTGCGCGCCGGCCTGGAGGCTTTCATGCGCCTCGAGAAGCTCGCCAATGGCGGATTCTTTATCTCCGCCTACGACGGCCCGACCGCCGAGGACGCCAAACGTTACGTGAGCGGGCTAAAGGGCTATCTGTGCGCCGGCAACTGCTGCCCGGAAGGTGACATCATCGTCGGCCAGGGCAAACTCAACTACGAGGATTGGCTCAACTGGGATAACATCGGCAACGTCGATCTGATTGGAAACGGTTTTTACGACCTTATCCCCGGGCACGGTCTGTTCGTGGATCTCGTGGGAAGCTCGGCGCCATGGCAGGGCGGGTTAATCAGCAAGAAATCGTTCACGTTCCAAAACGGCGTCAACTACAAGCTGAGTTACAAACTGGCCGGCAATCAGCGCGCGGACGCCACGGGCTACTCGGTCAAGGTCAATGCCGGCAGCGTCGCGACCGCCACGCACGCGATGAACGATTGGCGCCAGGACTTTACGACCTACGACTTGAGTTTCTTGGGCGATGGCACTTCCGGCCAACTGATCTTCATCCAGGAAACGGTCTCGCCTGCGCCGGCGGCTCAAGCCTTCGGGGTTTTGCTTGATGACGTCACGCTCATCAACGATGACACGGACGAAATTCTGTTCACCGAAAGTTTCGACAACGAGAATCTGACTTACGTGCCGCCCGCTTGCGGCATGGGCACAGTCTACGGACAGGGTTACGGTGGCGGTTACGCCTACGGGACGTGCTGCTACGGTTACGGGTGCCTGGCTGAACCGGTCAAACAGCAGAACCCGGATCCCATGCCGCCAACGGATCCCGAGACGGAGCCCGATCCGTTCTGGATCAGCACGCAGTCCTACACGGCAAGCTGCCCCGTTGGAACCACGGGCGCCGACGTGACACGCTCGGCGAGCTACAAGAGTTTCATCAGCGCGGCCGATGCCAACGCAAAAGCCCTGGCGCTGGCTCAGACCGCAGCCGAGGCGGCGCTGAACTGTGTGAGCCCGCCCGTCAACGGCGATCTCATCAACATGCACGCCATCCGCGGCAGGCATACGACAAAGATAGGCTTTGCCGCATTCGGAAAGACGTCCGGCGACGTCTGGAACGCATGGAGCGCCTCCGATTACAACAACGATACCCTGTTGAAATCGGACGGGACCGCCTCCTTCGTCACCATCCGAAAGTGTGAAGTCGGCGATTTCACGCAAACGGACCTTGTCGCCGTCAATTTCGATGTGTCGCTCGACCATCCGGACGCCATGTACAAGATGGGCCAGGCGTTCTATCGCAACGATTCGATCACGCCGAAAGACGAGGCGCTGTTCTTCGACGGATTACCCGAAGGCAATTATGAGGTCTACGTTTACGGCCACGGCGCTGACAACGCGCTGCAGGTCGGCCATTACCAGGTTCGCACCGGTAAACTCACAGGAGATCTGGCATCTGGATTCGTGCTCGATCCTTTCACCAACACCGTTTACCCAACGCTCGACACGTCGAACACGGACAGCTACCTCGACACCGCCTGGGCTGAAAACGTCCAGTTCGTGAAATACTCAGTCACGATCGGCGCAGGGCAGACCGGCATCTGCATCATTTCCGCCAGCGCATCCGGCGTGGATCCCGGGCGAATCAGCGTGCTCATGGGCGTGCAGATTCACAGAGTGCCATAAACGCCGCTTGACAATGCCAGTTGGGTTTCACAGCATCCGCCCCCAGTGACTTCATTCAGACATGCTGGCGACCTCGGCGACATCATTTATTCCCTTCCGGCCGTGCGCCATTTTGGCGGCGGCGATTTCCATATCGAGGCGGCGGAGTTCACGCGCGTTTGCCTGACTCCGAACAGATGGTGTGGCATCGACAGGCTTCTGGCCGTACAGCCATACATCACCAGCGTGCGCTCCTATCGCGTCGGCGAGTATTGCACGTTCAATTTGAACTCGTTCAGGGCGCCGCTGAACGCCGCACTTCGCAAGCATGAACAAACGGACAAGAGCCTTTGCGATTGGGTTTTGGAAACGCACAACGTTCCTCTGACCGCGAAGGAAACTCCATGGCTCACCGTCGTTCCGAAGACTGTTGCGCCGGTCGTCATCAATCGCACGGGCGCCGGACGAACGCGCAACGCCTGCTATCACAATTTCAAATTTCCGTGGCACAAAGTCTGGAAGAAATACGGACGTGACGCGGTGTTCATCGGGACGTGGGCAGAGTACGAGATGTTTTGCGGATCGTGCGGCGAGGTGCCGTATCACGAGACGAAGGATCTGCTCGAGGCCGCGCAGGTGATTGCCGGCGCCAAACTGTTCGTAGGGAACCAGAGCGTCTGCCACGCGATTGCCCAGGGCTTGTTTCAGCGTGTCCTGCTCGAAGTCTGGGTTGAGGGCGCCAATTCGACGTTCCTGCGTGAAGGCGTGACGAATGGTTTCGATGAGAAGGTGGAGTTGCCTGAAATATGAAGGAGAAAACCGTTCTCGTTACTGGTTGCTTCGACGTGCTCCACCGCGGGCATATTGAGCTTTTGTATATCGCCGCCGAACACGGAAAAGTCGTTGTGGGCATCAATGACGACGAGAGTGTTCAAAAACTCAAGGGACCGAAAAGGCCCGTGAATAATGAGGAGGACAGGCTGTTTCTGATAGAAGCACTTGGCAGCGTGACCTACGGGTTCATCATTTTCGACGTGAAAGTGGACAAGGCGATCATGGACATCAAGCCGGACATTTGGATGAAAGGCGGCGATTACACGATGGAAACTCTGAACAAGGACGAGGTTGAGGCTGCGCGGAATGTTGGAGCGGAGATCATCATTATTCCAACGTGCAAGGGCTATTCGACAACCGAGACACTCAAGAAACTGGAGGCAGAATGAGCGAAACAGCCAAACACCGCGATCAGGTCGCGGAATTCACTGTGGGCAACGGCGTGGACCTTGGATCTTCCGGCGACGGGATCGTGCCATGGGCCATCCAGGTTGACCTGCCGAGCGACGAATATCTCCGCTACAACCCGAAGCGCCCGCAGGATGCGATACACTGGCGCGGCAGCGCGCTTCACCTGCCGTTTCAGGATCGGGTGCTCGACTTCGTGCATAGCTCTCATCTCCTCGAGGACTTTGAGGACTGGGGACCGATACTCAAGGAATGGGATCGGGTGCTGAAGGTCGGCGGTTACATGATCATCGCCGTGCCGGACCACGCCCGGTTCCGCGCGGCCGTTGCCCTCGGGCAAGGTGACAATCTCAATCACAAGCACGAGTCCCACGTCGGCGAGCTGCCAAAGTATCTTCACACCTACAGGACTCTCGTTGACCGGTTTGTGAGCAGCGACCCAAACGAGTATTCGATCCTCTATGTCGGCGTCAAAAATCCCGTATGAAAGCACAAGTCATCACCGTCTCCAGCCACGATCCCGTCCAGTCCTATTATCACTTCGGCGCCTTCAAAAAGAGCCTGGCGCGCTTCGGCGTTGAACCGACCATCCTTGGCCCGGGGGAACCATGGCGCGGCCTGATGACCAAACCGCGGCTTCTGCAAAAGTTTTTGAGCGAGAGCCGGCATAAAAGCGACAACATCATCGTGACTGACGCATGGGACATCATCTTCACCGCGCATCCCGACGAGGTGTGGGCGGCGAAGGAGTTCGATGCACCGGACGCCGTCATGTTCAACGCCGAGATGGGTTGCTTCCCGCGGGCTGATCTGGCTGATCGATTCCCGGATCCGGGCACCCCTTACCGATTCCCGAACTCCGGGTTCATGGCGGGCACGGCGAGTCAAATCCTCGCAATCCTCGACAGCATGAATCTGAATGCCATTCGGGACGACACGCAGGAGCCCGACGGATCATGGTTCAATCCGAACGATCAGGAGTATTACACGCTGGCGTTCCTCCAGCAGCCGGTGAAGATGGTTCTGGATACGCACGCGCGCGTTTGTCAGTCATTCTCTGGAAGTGCGCTCAGCGATTACGTCCTAGTCGATGAGGGTCGCGTCACAAACAAGCGTACGGGTTGCAAACCACTCGTTTGGCATTTCAACGGGAACTCGAAGAACGACATTTTGCCTGAACTCCTGAAGCACAACCACCTTGCATGAACCTCCTCACGCTCACTGGTAAAATCAACGTCCAGGGCTTCCTCCACGAAGCCGAGATGGAAAAGCTTGTCGAGCTGGGCATCAACAAGGACGTGCTCGAGGTGGGCAGCTTCATGGGCCTGTCGGCCTACTGCTTTGCCATCGCCGCCAAGAGCGTCATGTGCGTGGACACGTTTTCCGCCAACACAGCCGGCCAGCAGCAGATGGAGACACTTCAGACGCTCGCCGCGTTCGACGAAGCCGTCGCCAGGTTCGCCAACGTGAAACGCTTCGTCGGGACGTCCGAACGGGCGGCAGGGTTTTACGGCATCCCGGGTCAGTTCGATCTCGTGTTCCTCGACGCCATGCACACCTATGAGGACGTCAAAGCAGACATCGATCGCTGGTGGCCGCGGGTTCGTAACGGCGGGACGATGGCCTTTCACGACTATCGGCACGACCATTTCCCAGGCGTCGAAAAGGCGGTCGACGAGAAGTTTGGACCGGCGCCCGACGGCACGACGATTGGAACCTTGAGGTGGATCGAGAAAAAGTGACAGTGTGGCAGGGTGAAAGCGCCGATTTGCCTGATCACGCCACCGTCTTGCTTCCTCATGGATGAGCGGGTTTTCGTGTCGCTGGGTATACTGAAAGTGGCCGCCTGTCTGGAACAGGCCGGGCATCCCGTTGAGATGGTGGACCTGTCCGGCATCCAGAATTTCGAAGATTGCATGCGCGATCACGCCGGCCAAAGCCCTTGTTCAACGTTTGGGATCACCGCCACCACGCCCCAGATGCCCGCGGTAATGAAGATCGCGACGGCAATTCGAGCGACTCGCCCGGACGTTCGAATCATCCTCGGAGGCCCCCATGTCACGCTCGTCAACGCTGCGCTCAAGCGCGAGCGCAAGATTGGCGCCCAAGGCAGGGCGACGCGCGCGTTCGCGAAGTTGCTCGAGGCGTTCGACGTGCTGGTTTGCGGGGACGGCGAGGACGCCATTTTCGCCGCAATTGTTCCCGAGCCAGAAAAGGTCATCGACGCGGACGATCCGAAATCGGCGCTCTGGATGACAAACGACCGGCTCAACGAGCTTCCGTTCCCGGCCCGGCATCTGGTGGACATGAGCAGTTATCACTACACCATCGAAGGAGAGCGTAGCTTGAGCCTTATCGCGCAATTAGGGTGTCCGTTTTGCTGCACGTTCTGCGGCGGCCGCGAATCGCCGATGCTGCGCAGGATCCGCACGCGCACCACGGAGAACATCATCAAAGAGGTTTTGCACCTGCACCAAGACTACGGCGCCCGCGGGTTCATGTTCTATGACGACGAATTGAACGTGAACCCCAGCATGATCGAACTCATGCACGGGCTGCGGTTCGCCCAGGACCTGGCTCAAGGAGAGTTCAAGATGCGCGGGTTCATCAAATCCCAGCTTTTCACGGACGAACAGGCGGATGCGATGTATGGCGCCGGGTTCCGCTGGATCCTCGTCGGGTTCGAGAGCGGGTCCGAGCGCATCCTGACGAACATCAAAAAGAAGGCGAACCGGGCGGAGAACACCCGCTGCATGGAAATCGCCAAACGGCACGGGCTGAAGGTCAAGGCGCTGATGTCAGTCGGGCACGCTGGCGAGAGCGAAGAGACGATCGAGGAAACCCGGCAGTGGTTGCTCGAGGTGAAGCCCGACGACTTCGACGCGACGGTCATCTCGGTTTATGCTGGCACCCCGTACCATGACTTCGCGCGAGAGACCAAGCCGAACATCTGGACCTACACGAGCGAGAACGGGGACCGCTTGCACAGCTTCGAGATGGATTACTCCGAGGACGCCGGTTACTACAAAGGCAAAATCGGAGAGTATCAGTCCTACGTGTTCACCGATTTTCTGAGCCCGGAGCGGCTCGTCGAGCTGCGAGACAATCTGGAGACGAGCGTGCGCGAGAAGCTCGGGATTCCATTCAACCAGTCGGCGGCGTCGATACAATACGAACATTCGATGGGTCAGCCCGGCAACCTTCCCCGCCACATTCTCAGACGTAGCGCATGAAAATCGGAATCTTTCTATCAAGCCTAGGCGGAAGCCCCCTGCAGGCCGGGCTGGAGCGTGGGTTTGTCCAGTTGGGGCATGAATTGGTGGACGGCGGGAAGCCGTGCGATCTGCTCGTTGTTTTCAATCAAACAGCTCATGATCCGTCGTATTGCTACCCCGGCTTTCCGGACCATACCGGGCCGATGGCGTTCATCGACTGCGCGGAGTATGGGTATTTCAGGCGACTGCCAGGCATCGTTGGCCATTATTGGAACGCATTCGCCGCGGGCTCAATGGTTCACGACACGAAGAACGTCGTGCAGCAGACACGGTTGAAGAACTGGCTCGAGGGAAGGAGCTTCCCTTACTTCATTCGCGAGTTCAGCAAGCACGTCGTTTTCCCGATCAACTATCACCCGATCGATTACCCGCTTTATTACCACAGCGAATGCCACCAGAAGCCGGACCGCGAGGAGTATTTGAAGCGCGAACTCGACCTGTTCGTGAGCTGGGGGGCGAGTCATCCCTGGCGGATGCAGATCACGCAGGCGCTGCGGGATTGCCACACGCGCTGCGAAATCTTGGTCCTCGAGGAGAACGGGACGCCGCGGATGCGGCAGCGTGATTTCTTCCAGCGCACGCGCGCGGCGAAGTGCTCGGTGTCGTTCGACGGTTACGGGTCGTCGTCCTTCCGGCTGCACGAGGTGCTTGTGCGATGCCTGCTGTTGGCCGGACCCATGAGCATTGACCGTTACGCCCCGCTGGTGGACGGGGTGCATTTCATGGAATACGCGGTCGATGCGGTCGGCGAGGATTTCGTTGGGACGAACGTGTGCAAGGTGCTTCGGCAGGCGCTGGCGGACCCGGAGGGAAGCTTTCGGATGTACGACGCGGGTTACAGACATTGCATGGAGCACTACACCGAAAAGGCGACCGCCGAATACGTCCTGCGCACCGTCGAGGCGCACGACTGGACGAAGGTAACGCCGCTTGACAATCCTGCGTGAGCGCGGCAGCGTCACAGCCATGAACGACGCGACGGACGAAGCTCCGATTCCATCCCTCCCGATTCTTTCCGAAGAAGAAACGTTGAAGCAACCTCGTCAATACCTGAGCCGCTATTGCCCGTCGTGTGGATTCAAGGGTTGTTTCCGCGTCCCTGACGGTCTTTATCTCATAGCGGCACAACTCCACTGTGAGAGATGCGGACGATCCACTCGCGCCAAACTTAAATGGGACACGGGTTTGCTTCGCAGGATCTGGTGGTGGATCCGATGCCGCCATACCCGAATCAATTTAGGATGAAACGCCTCACGTTGGTTGCCAGCATCGACAACGCGACCGGCTACGGTCTGCACGCGATCCAGATCGTGCGCGACATCGAGCGGTTGACAGGCGCGCACGTTGCCATCCGGCCGATCCAGCAGAAGCAGATGTTTGGATCGAACATCCCGACCGACATTCGGCAGCGGTTCGTCAACGGCCCGCAGCCCGAAGAGTGGGAGCTTGTCCTGTCGCCACCATACTTCCGACCGACGCCCGGGAAGAAAACCGCCTACTTTTCGATGTGGGAAGCGACACGGCTCCCTCCCGGCGGCGCCGCGGTCCTGAACCTCGCCGAGATCGTCATCGTGCCGACGTCCTGGGGCGCCTCGTGCTTCTCGGCGTCAGGCGTGGATCGTACGATGAGGATCGTGCCGCTGGGCATCGACGACAAGGTTTTCCACTTTCGCGCGCAGAGCTTGGCCAGCGAGCCTGCGAAGGCTGGAGTGCGCGCCGTGTTCGGGACTGCCGGCCGCATGTCCCACGGCGGGATCCGAAAGGGCATCAACGAGGTAATCGACCTGTTCCAGCGTGCGTTCCCGACGGAGGGCGACGTCCTGTTGCGCGTGAAAGTTCACCCTGACTGCCCGGTGACGCGACTGTCCGACCCGCGCATCGAGATCAAAGCAGCGCACCTGCCCGACGAGCAGCTCGCCGACTGGTTCTCGGCGCTGACGTGCTTCGTATCGGGCGCCCGCGGCGAGGGCTGGGGGCTGTTCCAACAGCAGGCGATGGCCACCGGGCGCCCGGTCGTCGCCGCGCGCTTTGCCGGCCTGGCCGACTTCCTGACGCCGGATAACGGTTTCTGTGTGCCGTTCGTCCTCGGGGCGGCAGAACAGGCGTACGCGGGCTGCGGGCACTGGGCATGGCCGTCTGACCAAGGGTTCATCGAGGCGATGCGCACGATCTATCGCGAGCCGCACCTCGCCGCGGCCAAAGGCGCCCAGGCGTCGAAGGACGTCGCGCACCTGACGTGGGAGAACTCGAACCTACGGTTGATTGATGTATTACAAGAAGTGGGGGCACTATGACCAGTTTCATTGACGGTCCCGCGAAAGGTCAGCATTTGATGCTGAAGCGGGCGGCGCGGTTCATTCGCGTCGTCGATGAGGTTGGCAAGTGGGACGCCCTCGATCAGCCGGAAGACACGCCAAAGGCGACGGAGAAGATTTACGCCTACCAGGTTCACGGCGATGTCAGAGCCTGCCACATCAATAGAGGCGGAGGTCGGGGCGGGTTTTATCCAATCGCGGAGTATCGTTTTATCGTCGATCAGCCGGACGATGCGACGATGCGCGACGCTGATCGATGGCGGGCTTGGTGTGAAGCCCGAAAACCTTGATGCTTGCCTCAGAGCCCGTTCGGCGGTAGTACGGGCGCAATGGCCGCCACCATTCCGCCGAAACCCTCAGAGTTTGCTGCCGTCGTGGTTGAACCCACGGACACGCTCGCCGTGGCGTTCGTCAAAGTCTTCATCCGCTTCCCGGTCTTGCTGTTGCGCTGGTACATGGCCTGGTACAATGCCGACGGCTCGTTCACGACCGAGTTCAAGACGAAACTCTGTGCCGGATGGGCTGATTGCCCGGAGGAAACCGCCTGATGCCTACGCCAGTTTCGCCGTCTGAAATTAAATCCACTATCCCGTCCGCGAGCGGCAGCTTTTGCGCGAAGTTCCTTCAGGTGCTGCAACTCCCGAAACTGTTTTCGACCTGGTACAGCTACGTTTACAACGAGGATCTGTCCTTCACGGATGACTTCAAAGCCGATCTCTGTCTCGTGCGATGCACATGCAGCGGCGGGGGCAGCACTCCGCCCGACGGTGGCGTCCCTGGCGGACCGATCGCGCCGACCAACGTTCAGGCCACGGACGGCGCATTCAGCACGAAGGTCGTCGTCACATGGAATTCGGTGACGGCCGCCACGAGCTACGAGATCTTGCGCGGTACAGTGAACGATTTCTCGATGGCGACCGTCATCGGCACGACGACGGGCAATCTGGTGGTGACTTTCGAGGACACGGCCGTCACGGAGGCGCAGGTCTACTACTACTGGGTGCGCGCGTATAACGGCACGCTCCGCGGGGCGTCCAGTTCTCCGGATACCGGCTACGCTGTCGGCGCTTTGTCAGCGGTCACGGATCTCAAGGCCAGCCGCGGGTTCTACCAGTCGACCGTGACTGGGCTCACGACCGGGACAGGCACGATCGCGCTCGTGTTCACGGCCGCTTCTGGCGCCAATGCCTACGACATCTATCGCGGCACTACCAACGTGTTCTCGGCGGCAACGAAGATCGATTCGAACCGAATGCCGTTCGATACTTCCAGGAAGACAACGCAATGCGTTCCTACCCCATGCACAAGTCCGATTTTCGTGAATAACGGCGGGCATTTGTTGTATTACGACAAACCGGCGAGCATCGCCCAAAAGTATTACTACTGGGTCGTCGCCAAGATGGTTTCCGGGTCAATCGTGCAGTCGGTTTCTGAGGCTTCGAACACTGCGTATGGCTGGATCGTCCTCGACAGCACGGCCGGCACGCAGGTTCTGGGCTACGACATCGTTGCCCATGCCTCGCCCGTCCCGAACTCGAGGACAAGGGCCTACGTCGTCCTTGTTGGGCCAACGGCCGGCGGCGCCGGCGGCAACGACTCGTTTGGGGGTGGTGGTGGCGGCGGCGGGGCGATCATCGCTGGCTACTTCAACATGGTGGCGGGCCCCAACCGTCGCTGGAAAATGATCACGAGTTCGGTCGCCGGCGGGGCGTCGGCAGCCAACGGGACCGATTCGATCGTCGCTGAACTTCAATATGACGACGGCGGCGGCATTTTTGCCACAATCCTGGACACCTCGATTGCCGGCAAAGGTCTGTGGAATGCCGGTGGCGGCGGCGCCGGCGGCGCCGGGTCAGTCGGCTCTGTAATCGGAGCGGTGACCGATCCCGAGACCGAGCCCGGGTTCGCGGGGGAAGCCGCGTCCGGAACGTTTGGCGGCCGCGGCGGATGCGATTTCGGGTTCCTGCGGTCAAACCCTCACAACTTCCCGAACGCGTTCAACATCACCACGGAGACGACCAGGTTAACCCAGGGCGGCGGCGGTTCGGATGCGCTGCCTGGCGCCGGGGCCTCCGCCGATGGCGGCATCGGGTCGACCGGTTACGCAATCATCGTCTATTTCTGATGCCTTGCGATTCGAGCATTCCAATTGTCCCGGTCAGCGGTTTTTTGGATCGCCGCAGCACGGTCGATTTGGTGCCATTCGGGGGCTATCGCCGGGCCGACAACGTAGATGTCACCACCAAGCAGCGCCTGTGTCGCGCCCGCGGGTGGACCAAACATCGCGACGCGGACCCTTACAACAATCAGGACCTGCACAATCAGCTCGTCGTCCCGGGGCTCGAGCAGTCGCCGACCTTGCTCTATCAGGCCCGCACAGGTGCTGGCTTCACGAAACTGTTCGCGGCCACACAGAACCGGATTTATTCGGAGGTACCAGCCACGGGCAACTGGCGGTTGCTTTCCGACGAGTTTGGCGGTGAACCAGAGGATTGTTCGGAGATCCTGTGGAGCGCTGGGCACGTCGGCCAAATCGTGGTTTTCAGCAATAACGTGGATCCACCGGTGTCCAGCTTTGTTGACCAGGGGCCAAATGAGCCAAATAACCAGAGTGTAAGCCCAATTCGCGACTTGGAGCGGCTCAACGTGACGCGCGTCGGGCTCGTCATCGCGTGGAACAACGTGATGTTCTACATGGACGTGGAACAGGACGGCGTGCGCGTGCGCAATCGGGTGCTGTGGAGCGATTACAAGCGGCCCCTCTCGATCGTGCCCAACAAGGGCATCAGTCTGGCCGGCACGAGCGATTTGCTGTCAGGCGAGATTATCCTCGCGGCGGCGCCGATGGCCGATGCGCTCATGATTTACACGAGCATGAGGATCTGGGAGGTGCGCGTCAGCGGCGATGACAACGTGTTCTCGTTCAACAAACGGTACACGCACGAAGAGGGCAGCCGATGTCTGGCCTACAAACGCACGCTTGTAACGACTGGCTCAAGTCATTATTACATGGGACGAGACGGGATTTACCGCTACTCGTTTTATGTCACTGAACCGGAACTTGTTGAATACATCCACCGGGCGAGTGCCGTCATCTTTGACGACATCAACACGGAGGCGTGCAATGCGCATTGTGCGGAGTTTTTCCCAGATCGCCGGCAGGTTTGGTTCTCGTGGGCGCGCGCCGGCGAGGCGTGTCCTGGCAATACGCTGGTTGTCGGGACCGAGTTTCCATTTTGCTCTGTCATCGACGAAGGTTTCACCGCGTTCGTCAACACGGAACCGCACAATAACCTGATCCTGCGCGATTGGATCCGGGACCTCTGCATCTGCACCACGGCGGAGCTTGTCGAGAACGGGTTCGGATTCATCAACGAAGGCGGTTATTGCACCCCTCAAAGTGACCCCGAATGTCCGACGCGGCCGCACTCGTTTTACACGCAGACGCCGCGCTACGAAGCGGACATCGACGTCACAACCGAGGAATGGACCCAGGCCACGCCCGATGCGGACTCGTTTGCGTCCCTGTTCCAGACGCTGACAGTTGACCAGCTTTGCAACACGGAATTCCTGGCCGGCGAATGCAACGCCAGCGCGACCTTCGTCATGGCGAGTTCCGTGGATAAATGCCTGAAGGACGCCGCAGAAGTGTTTTACCGTGAACACTGCACGTCCACGGTCGGCTGTGGGACCTACTCGAAGGACGGCTACAAGAGCCTGCTGACGTCCGGGGCCCTGCATTTCAACGCGCCTGACCGGGAAAAGATTGCGTCCTGCTTCCAGGTCGAGGCGCACCCGGAACCGGCAACGGTTCCTGGGCAGATGATCTTTCGAATTGGGGTGGCAACGCAGGCCATCGACCCGATCACGGCGTCCGGGCGCTGCATGATCGCCTGGGAGGAACAGGATCCGTTCGTGCTCGAGTGCCAAAGTGACCTGACGCTGGCTCAATCTCGCGCTGAAGGCACGTTTCCAGATCAACCGTTTGCCTGGCCGCTGTTTGCCAAGGGATTTTACCTGTATTACGAGATCGAGATCGGCAATCCGCGCTCGACGCCGCGCGACACCGGCGCCGCCGTCTGCATTTCGCGCTATGATCTGACAGCTCGGCAGTTGAGCAAGTGTTGAATCGTCTTGCGTGATAGCCGTTTCAGGTATCCACTCAAAACGTTATGCCAGATTTTGATGCCGGAACGTATCGACCTGCTGGGGGGAGTCCTGCGGCCGACTTGAGTATCACGTTCGGCGGGACCACGGCGGCACCAATACTCGGAGGCCCTATGAGTGATTTTTTTGCTCCAACTTACATTCCGAACGGCGGGCATCCGCCTGGCGGGCCGACTTTACCGGCTGGCCTGGGCGGAGGCGGACGCCAGGAGGTTTACATCGATCGCGCCCCTTATCCTCCGGACGACCCTACAAAGCCTGCCGTGAATTATCCTGCTGGGGGTGGATCAGAGCAGCAGTGGGATGTTGCGAGCCAAAGCTGGACTTAATCTATGAAATTTCTTACTTCGCTCCTTCTTCTCGTCGCTACGACCTGCTTCGGCGCCGTGCCGGACTATAAGGCATTTCGCGGGACCGGTGGCATAACCATCGTGTCCAATCCACCGACTGGCAGCATTGTCATCGATGGTTCTGCAATCTTCAGTCCCACAGGCGGCGTGTCGGCTACCGTGGCTTCGAACATCGCCACGTCCTACCACTCTTCCTCAACGAATGCCCTGACTTGGCCGTTCACCAACATGCTGTGGAGCAAGACGGTATTCGTGGATTCAGGAATTGGCAATGATGCCACTTCGGCACGGGGCGATGCGTCCAAGCCTTCATTGACGTTGTCGAATGCCGTTGCCAGGTCATCGGCCGGTGACACCATCTACATGCGGCCCGGGACATACAACCTGGGCACCAATCCTGTCACGCTCAAGGAGGGGCAAACATTAACAGGGGACCGGAATGCGATCGTAGTTTATAGGGGCGGCCTGGTTACAAACGGCGTCGGCATCGTCATGGCGGATAATGCGAGTGCATTTGGCTTCAGGCTCGACGCAACTAATGGGGTTGGCTTCGCTACAGCCGGCATCGGGACCTACGGCTTCGCTCTAGTGGGTTCTCAGGGTTCTTTCACAAACGCTACGATTCGGGATATTGAACTCCACGGCGATTCGGACGGCATCATAATCGTTCACAGCAACACCACGTCTTCGGTGATTCATTACAATGACATCCACACCGCAGATGACACCATCGTTCTGGCTTCCGCTGGCTCTTCTGGCTGGGGGACCGACTTGAACTTCCATGACGTGCAGCACAACCGCCTTACGGTCACTCGGCCGAGTTTGTTCAATGCGGCTTCCCCGGTGAAATTCGTTGTGACCGGAAGCGGGCGAACCCTGTTCGCCAACAACTCTTTATTTATATCGAATGCGAATTCAGCGGTGTCGATGATCCAGCCGTCGTCGGACACCTCGATCGTGATGGTCGGCAATAACAGCTATTTCGTCGCGACCACCAACGGCAGTTCGATTCTGGAATACGAGGATGCCAGCCCCTCTGGGAGCGCCACCCTGGTTGACCTCACTGGCACCATTGCTCCGACTTTGGTTACTCTCTCCGCCGGTGCCGGCACATTCACGCCGATGCACCAATCCACGACGTTATCAAATCTTCAGGCGTTCCCGGCTGGGCTCACGATAACGGCACCCTACCAAGCCGACACAGCTCCATTGTGGAAAAACAAGTGGGGCGCCAACGGCGGCCTCACAATCGGCATAACGAATCCCGCGCCAATTGGCGGTATCCTAACAACTGGAACAGTGACCATGGGTGACCCGGTCACGAACATGGAGGTTAATGCCACCAGCGTCAGGATATTCCCCGGAAACACCGGTGCCACAAAATTCTTTCGCGTTGGTCAACCTGACGGGGTTTCAAAGTCGATGACTTATTCAAATGCGCAGCTCAGGATATTGAACGCGTCCAGCATCAGCACTTTTCTTCACGACGGTATCAATGGTTCTGGAACCACCACACTTCCGGGCTTTCTGAACGTAAGCAATGTCGCTACCTTCAATGGTCGAAGCGGATCCAGTTCACTTTCCCCGGCACTGATCGTTTCCCCCTATCAGGGCGTGGACTGGTCTGCCGACTTCCTTCAGTTCAAGAGCACCAACGGCACCGTGCTGTTTGCAGTCAACAGCAACAACCAAGTCACGGTTTACGCCCTCATTGGAGCTGGCACAAACCGGTTTCAGGTGCTCGACACCAACGGCAACAAGGTGGTGTTCGTAGATACCAACAACCTGCTTGGCGCAAGCAACCTGAACGTGGCTGGTTCCATGGAGATCACCAATAAAATTACGCAGAACGGTGGAGGCATTGGGGCTGACTTCTCTGGGGCCATTGTGGCTCGTGGCGGAAACATTCTGGACGCCAATGGCCCCGTGGATGGTGTGACGAGAATCAGCCTGACTGCCGGTGGGAGCGTTGCGGTGAATGGAACAAATGGCTCAGGTGCTCCCGGCGTCGTCGTCAATAAAAATGGCAATGTTCTGATTCCAAGCGGATCTCCGTCTGCTGGCAAAGTACTCACGGCTGTCGATGGCACTGGCCTTGCAACATGGAGCGCGGGCGGAGGGGGAGCCACGGCATTCAGCAATCTTGTCGACGTCTCCCTGGGTAGCATTGGCGGCCCGCTTCTGGACGGTGACACGTTGTTCTACAATCTGGCTGGGGGCTTCTGGTACAATCAAAATCCGTTCTTCCAGATCAACCTCACCATCACCGTGTTGACCAACATCACCATAAATGTCGGCACCAACATGGAACAAAGCGTTGCCGTTCAAACGAGCAATTCCTTCGGAGTGGTTTACAGCGGAACACCAATGCCCGGCGAGAGGTACCACATCGCAGTGTTCAACACCAACAGGGTCGTGGACATCAACATGACCAACAATTCCTACAATCCGTTGGTGGCCAGCAACGTTACGGTCTACACGATCAAATCGAATTCCATCGCGTCGTTCACCTTCATCAATCGAACAAACTGGAACGCCGCCGGGACGAATCGCTGGGAATTGGATCGTGAGATTGCGAAAGAGATGGAATTGGTTCCCGGTTCCAACATCACGTTCACCACGAACGCATTCAGCAGCACGGTCACCGTGTCTTCGTCCGCTGGTGGCGGCAATGTAAGCTCCAATTCATCTGGAGGAATTACTGCCATTGGAGTGTCTACCAACCTTTCACCGATGTACATAACTATGAACGGTGGATCGGTTAATTATCTTTCCTACACGCCAAGCACCCTGACGTTTGGTTCCACGGACACTGGAGTTCAGGACATCTTCTGGACTACGGCCAATGCACAATATCAGCTTGCCTATGGCACCGATTACAACGGGCTGATTCCGCTGGGTGGGGCTAATGATTTGGGAAGTTCGACTCATTATTGGGGCACTATATATGGCAGCAATGTTTTCATCAGAACCGGGGCTGGGCAGGCTCCTGCCGCTGGAAAGGTTCTCGTTGCCACTGATTCCAACGGACAGGTGGCGTGGAGTAATGCGCCTGTAATTGGATTGCAGTGTCCCGTGACCAATGGATTGATTTTGTTCACACATCCGTTATCTGGTTTCAGCAGGAGCGGGTCAACCGTAACTGGATGGCAAGATGCTTCCGGACAAGGCAATCACTTGACGGCAGTTGGGACAGGGCTGGAGGTGATTGGCTCTGATCAAAGTGCATGTCTGTATTTTCCTTATGGTGGACAGCAGTATTTGACCAATCTAACACTGTCCATAAACAGCACAAATTGTTCTATCTTTATTGTGTTTTCTCCAGATGTGTTCGACGCAGGGCAGGCATCTGGAGTTACAAGTGGAGGATTGTGGGCATCTGCTGGACTCAATCCAAGCCTGCTGAACTTTTCACAATCCCACTCTGGAGTTAATAATGATGCTGGCAATTTTGTTCTGTATTACACGGGAGCCGGGGCCACTTTTACATCCCTATATGCAGAGGATGGAATTCAGTTTGGAGGATTGGTTAGCAATCCGCAGGGGGCTTATCTTAGATTAGCTGACAAATTATTCCCTGAAGCGGCAATAGACCAAACCACTTCCACCGGAGTTACAATAGGAAATTTCAACAACACTTATTATTACAGCGGGAGAATGTTCGCAATTATGGCATACAATAGGCCGCTGCGATCTGAAGAAGTGGCATCCATTCGCCGATGGTCTTATTCTGCTTTCCAGATCCAGAACCGGATTGCTCAAGTGGCAATTATAGGGGACTCAATATCTGCCGGATATTTATCCAGTAATCAATGTTCGTGGGTAAAGCTGACATCGCTTGCTAGCCCGGAGCTTAAGGTGCAAAACTATTCCGTGACGGGAAGCACGATTACCCAATGGACTAACAAGACCGTTTATCCATATATCAACATCGTAAGCAATGGAATTGGAACAAACTTCGCATCCCGCATTGGCGTGATCGAGTTGGGTTCAAACGAAGCCGCCAATACCGTCCCTGACATAATGGGTCCGTTCACTAACCTTTGCACCCTGGCTAGGGCTTCTGGATTCACAAAGTTGATTGGTTCCACAATCCTTCCAAGAAATTTAAGCGCGACAAATGAGTGGTGCAGGACAAACTTTAACGCCCTTCTAATTGCAAGTGGAACTACATGGGTAGATGGAATCGCAAACATCGCTGGAGATCCAATCATGGGCCTGAATGCGACGGCTACTGGTGGAATTTTTTACAATGCGGATGCCGTTCATCCTAATTTGCTAGGCAGCGAATTACTGGAGCCTATTTACGAAAAAGAGATCAAAAGATTTCTTACAAGGCCATGAGGGGTTTAATCATTATTACCCTGTTTTGGTATATCGCATTTTGTAATGGTGCAACAATAACTGCTGTGTCGTGCAGTCTTCTTGATGTCAGTAATTCCGTCGCCAATGCCTCACAAGGCGACACGATTATCGTGCCATCTGGTAACGCGACGTGGACGGACGAAATTAGAGTCAGCTATAAAAGTATTAGAATTATTTTTGCTGAAATAGGTCAAACAACCATCACTAGGGATACTACTGGGTCCAACTCTAAAAGGGCGCTTTTCTTTTTAATGGATACCACAAATACATGCTATCTCTCTGGAGCTACTTGGAGGACTGTTAATCCAGCTACATTTGGAATTATTGGATGGGGAACAGCAGGTCCATTCAAGCAGCAAAGTATCGCAAGATTTACGCGACTAAAGGTTATTTATACCCCAAGCGGAGCAGGAATAAGCGCAAGTGGATCAAGGGGAATTACTATATCTGGAGCCTACGGAGTAATAGACCATTGCTGGCTTGAATCCACGAATGCTTCAGGAGGACAGATGATTACGATAGACACGGATAACAATGCCTCAACATCAAACACATGGCACACAGTTCAATCGCTCGGTGATACTAACTGCGTCTGTATTGAGGATTGTGTTTTCAGCGGATTTGCTCCGAATGATGGGGCTATTGATATGTATGTCGGAATGAAAGCAACCGTTCGTTATTTCATCTCCACCAATACAAATTTCGGAACTCATGGCTACGATTCTTCAATTCGTTCATCTAAATCATTGGAATGTTACATGGGACAAATTTACAACACTGGAACACAAGCTGCGCCGGGTTATGCTTTCAAGCTACGCGGCGGCACTGGAGTGTTTTGGAGCAATACTGTTATAAACATTTCAGGAACCGGAATAGGGAGCGGGCTGACGCATCAATACTATCGAGCGGATACCAACTGCATATCCTTGGATACGTGCCCAAGCATTTGCAACGGCTCATCTCTTGAGGATGGAAACTTTGACAGCTACGGATACCCCGGTCTGGACCAATCGGGGCGAGGCTCTTTCTCTGTCAGCAGCACATGGAAAAGCGGGGCGGCATCCTACGCAACGAACGATTACGAAGCGTTGGAGCCAGTTTACCAGTGGAACAACACCATTGATGGCACGAACTGGTTGCAAAGCGTCACGCTTAATCCGGGTCAGGATACGAACTACGTGGTTAATCCAACCCGGCTGATTCAGCCGAATCGGGACTATTATGACAACATTGCAAGACCAGGTTATGCGCCGCTTTCCTATCCGCATCCATTAGTGGTAGCTCAAGATGGAAACAACACCCCCCGCACCTCCCGCATTCGCGGAATCAGTTTGATGGCAAGATGAATTATGAACCTCGGAGTTGACCAGCCGAAGCGTAGCAAAGTTAACCATAACCGATGGCGTACCGAGTTGCAGTAATCTTTGGCTGTTCAACCCGCTGATCGCACGTTAACTTGAAACCATGAAAAAGATCGCAATCGCAATCGCGCTGGCTGCTGCGCTGGCAAGCTGCCAGGCCCAGCGGGTGGCGCTGAGATTCGAGACGTTCGTAATCGGCAACGAAACCAACGAGTACGCTCTCGTCTCTTCGGAGCAGCTTTCCAACCATCAATGTTCGATTTACATTCACTCGAGCGAATACCCGACATACATCGCCGCCGGGTTCGCGTGCTACAACCAGCTTCAGTGGGTGGGATATGGCACCGCAGAAACGGATAACGAGTGGATGTTCGGATGGTCGATCAATACGCCATGCTCGGGCGCGGGCGCCCTGCTGGCAACCCCACAGCTCATGGAGGAGAAAGACATCCCTGGTTCCATCGCCCGATACCGAATGACAATTGACGGAATCGAACACAGGATAGTTCCGTTCAAAGATCAAACTGGCTGGAAATCGTTCAGGTTCTTGTGTGTCCCAACCCGCTAAATCAACCATCAAATGAATGACCTTCAAGCAATGGGAAGAATGGCAGCGGTGGAGAGGGTCCACTGAAGAACGCATGAAAAGCGCTGAAGAAAAACTTTGTGAGCAGGATGAGAAGCTGGCCGAACTTCAAAATGCCGTCTCAGCGGTTCTCCAGAAGATTGCTGTCCCGCTGTTTTTCGTGTCCATTGGCGGCGTAGTGCTCGGCGGAATCGTGGTGGCGCTGGTTGGTAAACTGTTGACCAAATGACTTATGGATTTTGAAATGCAGTGGATGGCGATGAAGTTCCAGTTCGGAATGCTGCTGGGCCTGTCAGCGTGGGCATTGGCGCTCAACGTTACATTCGGCCTTGTAAACACTGGCTTGAAAGAGCTGGCAGAAAAGGTCATCCCTGAAGACAGCGACAGGATCAACGCGATATTCAAGACGCGCACCTATCGTGTAATTGCATGGCTCCTGGACAAGCTGATGCGGATTAAAATGCCGCAGCAAGGCAGGAAGCCCGGCGACACTCAGTTCATTCCGAAAGATCCACCACCACCAAACCAAACATGAAAAAACTCGTATATCCCGCAATCCTGGCACTGGGCCTCATCGGCTCCGGCTGTGCAGTCATGAAGGGCGTCGTCAAAGACGTGGCGGCCGTCATCGAGAAAGCCGTTGACGTGCCGATCGGCGTTTACACCAACAGCGTCGACTCCGCAAAGAGCCTCATCGGCAAGTAATGTGGGCGACCGCTGTCAAACTGGCGCTGTCGGTTCTGGGCTTCTTCTTCGAACGTTTCAAGAAGAGGGCTGAGGACACGCCGGAAAATAAGCGCGATGAAATCGATCAAGCCATCAACGATGGTGACGAGGGCCAGGTTAACAAGCTTCTTGATGACGCTGTGTCTGGCGACGGGGTGCGGCCTGTTGACAAAAACCCGCGTCCGAGTGATCCCTGCTGACAAGGCCGTCGTCAGGATGCCCATGGGCGTGCCGTTCACCCCCACGAACGGCAGCGGTTATTTCGTCCCCGACGCTCGAATGCAGGACATCCTGAAGCGCGGTTTGATTGGCACCAATGGCAACTGAATCCGAAAGAGCTGAACTCGCCCGACTGGCTGGAAGCTCCTCGCCGCTGGTGCAGGTGGTTCAATTCCCGAAGCTGGCTGATGCCCTCGGACCGTTCCTGCCGCGGGCGGCCATAGCCTTGCGCGATTGGGACGAGAAAGTTGAAGTGTGGCGCAAGAGCGTGCTGGCACAGCGCGAAACCGGTGGGTCACTGCCGACGCCACCGACACCTTAATCATTGCACCTGCATAGATTCGGCGTAAAGGTTCTACCGAAATGGCCGACTCCATACTTGACCTGACACGACAACCTTGGATCCCAGCCAATGATCGTGGACTTGGCAGCACGGGCGGCTCGGTTCCCTGGTGGCAAACACCGGTGCGCGGGCTCGGGAATTCATCGCCGCTTCTGACTCCGTTCGCCATTCCGAGCGCGCCAAATCCAAACTCACTTTCTCCGCTGTCACCCGGCGGCACGACGGCCACCGGCTCATCGGTTGGTCCGTTCACGGCTGAAACGCTGGTCAAAAATCCGGAGCTGGCGAACATCTTAAAGAAGCTCTACGGCGACATCGGCAACATTTCGACCGACCCGAACGTCAATCAGACGGTGCTCCAGAAGAACGTGAAGGACCCCGGGGTTGAGGCGGCCGGTCAGGCGGCACTCACCCAACAGCAGGCTGACGCTCACAACAATGCCCAATCGATCGCTGACTTTGCCAAGAGCTACATGGCTGCACAACCTGAAGCTCAGGCGCGCGCGGAACAGGAAGCGGCAAATATCGGCCGCGTACAGTCCGGCGCCCTCGCCGCGGACCTCGCCGCCAACCAACGGTCCAGCGACATCAACAGCACCCAGAATCTGATGCGCAGGCTGGGCGCTTTAGCTGGCACCCAGAATCTTGGCGATCTTTCCCGCGGCGGCGTGACGAACTCGAACGCCAACGCGAACATCCTTCAGGCTGCCGCGCAGGCTTCACTGGCGCGTGATGCAGCATCACTGGCTGGCCATCGCCAGAACCTGATGGACGTGCAGAACCTTCAGATCGGAACGGCCGGTCTGCCACAGAGGATTCTGGACGCCGTGCTGCAGCGGCAACTGACCCCGATTCAGGCCGGCCAGGCATCGAGCGCGGCGGACCTCAACAGGCTGCAGGCCATCTCCGGACTGCTCGCCGGCAACAGCGTGTTCACGCCGCAATCGCGCAGCGGCATGATTCAGCAGATCCAACAGCTTCTCGGCGCCCAGGCGAATATCGATCCGTCGGCGTACTACCGATTCGTGCGGGGCGATTTCCCGAACCAATATCCGGGGGCGGTCCGGCAGCAGGATCTCAGTCTGCCGCCAATCTCGGGCGGCGGATACAGCGGGATGAACTTCCAGGACATCCTTGCCGCGCTTCAGGCTGGCGGCGGAGGTGCCCCCGGCGCCTATGGGGTTCCCGGTGCCCAGCCGTTTATCAACGCGCCCGGAGATCTCACCCCGGCGATCCGGGCTCGAGCAGCGGCGCCGGCGCCGGTCCCGCGGTTGACGCCCGCGCCCAATCCGATGCGCGACGCGCTTTTCAACGATTACACGTCGGGCACAGGCAGCAGCAATAACGCCTCGGCGATCATGAACTGGCTTTATCAGCTTTCGCCCGAGCAACTGGCGGGCGTGCCGGCGGGAGGGTTTGAGTAATGGCCATCGTTTACGCCGACTCGCCCGGGGCCGCCTTCTCCCAGGCTGCAAACCTAGATCAGCAGCGCGTTCAGAATTATCTGAACAGCATTGCGGCGAATCGAAACGCGCAGTTGCAGGGCTGGCAGGCGGCCGAGCGGCAGGCTGCGGTCGCCCAGGAATTGCAGCAGCGCGAGCAGCAGCAAATGATGCAGCTCGCCCAGCAGGCTGCCCAAGCTCAGGAAAGGCAGCGTCAGTTTGCTGAAAACATGGGGTTATCCCGGGCTGTTCTCGCCGAAAATACCAGGCACAACATTGCAAGCGAGGAGAAGCCAAACGCCAGCGAGGAGTCGCTCCTGTTCAAAAAACAGAAGGACGAGCAGGCGCAGAACGATCAGGCGGATTACGCGGCCAACGTGGCCGATTTGCTCAATCGTCACGCGGGACTTCAGAAATTGCTGGCGCAGGTGCCGACGACGCCGCAGGCGCGCGGCGCGGCCGTTGGTGGGGCCACCGGTGAAGGGTTCATGCCGAAGACCGAAAACAACCTGTTGCGGGCAGCGGCTTATGTGGTGCCGTTCCTGCCCACGTTCAATCGCGCGCAGGACACCAAAGCCAGCAAGGAAGCTGAGGTCAAACAGAACATCGCGGCCACAGTTGCGGGATTGCCCGCGGACTTCAGTGGCGCCGATTCGATCGAGGATTATGCGAAGATCGCGGCGGCGGCCATCAACGCGCGCATCGCTCAGTTGCCAGAGAAACCGAAGGGCGATCTCGCAGGCATTATTGGGGTGAATGATCAAGGCGTGCATGTCCCGCTGATCCAGCGCCCGACGCCTGCCCCGTTGGAACTCACGCCAGCCGAACGGCCGGCCAATGAGTCCGTGAGCGCGCCGGCGGCGAATCCTGTCCCACCACCACCGATCGCGCAGCCATCGCTTCCTTACTTTCGCAATGACACAGAGATAAAGGCCGCCAGGATTCCGAGTGGAACGAGCATCATGCTTTGGGATCCATCGCAGAAGAGATACCGGCGCGCGGTGTGGGAGTAACATGCCAGCCGTTTTCGTTGATGAGGAACCGCAGGCCCATTTCGTAGACGACGCAGGGCCAGCGGAGGGTCGCGCCAAGTTCCTGGAAGATCTGCCGGCGCCGACGCCTCCACCCATTCCCGCCGAGCAGATAAGGATGACGCTTGAACCTGGTGTCACGGAGGGTAAAAGCGCCGAACAGGCCGACATTGAAAGGGCCAACAAAATTGGGGCCCCGCAGGTCGAGCTGAACAAACAGTCTGCGCCGTTCAATTTGCGGGAACATCTTTCGATGGCCCGGGAGCGGCCGAGTGACAAACTCCAGTACTGGGCGCAACGCATCCCGTGGAGCCCCGCGGGTATCATTCAGCCGTTGGAGGTGAAATCAGCGGCCGATCGTATCCAGGCCGGGATCGGAGAACCGAAAGACTTTGAGAAGCTTTCAGATTTCATCGTCTCGGCGGAGAGACAGCAGAACGCGGGAGTGATTAGCAAGGCTGTGGACATCGCCACCGCGCTGCCCGCTTTCGCTGCGGAATTTTCAGCCACAGGCGGTGCATTCACGGGGACCCGCGCGGCCGCACAAAGGGCGGGTCTCGCCGCTTTGGAAGAGTCCGCAAAGGCAGTTGCTGGAAAGGCCGCGCGCTACGTGGCAACAAAGGCAGCCGAGGCGCCCGCATTTATTGCCGGTGCGGCTGCGCAAACTCTCGCCAACCCGAAGCTCATTGCTGAGAACTTTGTCCAGAACGAGCTGAATCGCGTGAAGTTTAAGGAAGGCGATCAGGGCCAGATCGAGACGATCATCAAGGATGACGACGTCGGCTTTGCGGGGAATCTGCGTAACTCTTTCCTGAAGGCTGGCTTTGACATCGGAACAGAATACGCGGGTGAACTCCTTCATCCACTCAAGGCGGCCATCGCCGCGCGCTGGATGAATGCCGTGCCCGGCCGAACGCCTGGCGCACTTCAGAAGGCGCTTGATGCGAGCGGATGGCATGGGGTGCTGGGCGAAATGTTCGAGGAACGGTTGAACGAGTTTGCGGCACCGCTCTACGGGGAGAATTATCAACCACCGAGCCCTCAGCAGCTCATGGCTGAGGCGCTGGCTTTCAGCGTGCCAGGCACCGCTGAACGGCTTTTGTCTGGCCGCGGGCCAGCTATCGAGAAAGGTAAAGAAAATGCCACTACGCAAAGGACCGAACAGCCACGGACACAACGTGGAGAAGCTAATGCGGGAATACAACCAGTCGGGGAAAATCGGGTCAACCAACCCGTCGAGCAGCCACCACGCGCTCCGGATAGCGAACGCAATCGCGTACCGCCTGGAGAAGTCCCCCCGCAAGTCGAAACTCCGCCGGGGACGCCGGTAACGACGAAGGCGCCGTTGGCCGTTCGCATCCTGACGGCTCGAGGTGTGGCGCCGGACGTCGCTGAATTTGTGGCCGCGCGCGCAGGCGACAAGCCTGCCAACGAGACGGCGGAGGATTACCGGACGCGCGTCAATGGACTGCACGACGAGTTTGGATTCAAGGTCCCGACCGAGGTAAACCCGGCGAGTAGTGAGGCGAGCCTCCGGGCGTCAGCCGCGGCTGAGGGTTTCACGGAGGAGCAGATCCAGAACACGCTCGCGAAGGCAAAGGCTGCCGATACCGCCGTTCATGCGGCGAACACGGCGCTCATCGGTCGGATTCAGGCGGCGCGGCAGCCAGCGACAGTCACTCCTGAACCCCCAACGGCGCCCCCAACTCTGCCCGATGTCGCAGCGCGATTTCTTCCAGAAGACGCCCGCAGGCTGCTGCAGGAGCACGCTGGCAACATCGCGAATGCCTCGGCGGCGCTGGGTCAAATTGTTCAGCGTCATCTGGATTCCGGCGGCCAGGCCATTCTCTACGTTGACGGGAAAGCGGTGCCGATCGTGCAGGCAGAGAATGGAATGCTTCGGGACAAAAAGAATCAGCAGTGGGGAACGATGCCCCTGTTCACGGGCAGGACCAGTCAGAACAGGCTGGACCTGCTTCCGATTTCTGCAACAAAAGCACCAGTTCCTGCAACGATCCCGCCTGTTGTTGCAACAAAACCGCTTGTTGGTGAGACAGAAGCAGATTTGCGCGAGCGAATCTTGGGTCCTCCGAAGGATGCCCCGCAGGAGGTGGTGCTCGAGCGACTCAAAGCGCGCCTTTTGGAAGCGAAAAATGATGGCGGCGAGGGTGGTGGATTCCATGCGTCCGGCGCCTGGTTTGACATCGGCATTAATTTTCCGACTCCAGGTAAATCCTACATCAACGGCAGAGGCATCACGATCAACGTTCCAACCGCAGATCTGAAGCGCGGCGATCTGTCCAATGCTGAGATCCTGATCGGGGGCAAGAAGACGCAAATTGAAGACATCGCGGAAAAGCTCCCAAAGGCACCCCTCCCAAAAGAGGAAGGGGTCAAACCGCCGGAAGTGAACTCGGAACAGGCGATCCGTGATCTCATAGATTCACCGGAAACCACTGCGCAGAAGTCGGTTAAAATGCGCCAGATGGCGGAGGCTGCTGGCATCGAACTCAAGGCCATGCAGGAGCGCGTCGAGGCGGTCCTCGTGAAGATGGCCAATGAGATCGCGCGCAACGAAGGGTTACGCCCGACGACTCGGTTTCATGCGCTGGTAAACCTGTACGAACGGCAACCGCTGTTCTCCGCGCGCACCAGCACCAGCGTTGCAGACCAAGCTTATTCGACACCGGCGCCAATAGCTTTCGCCCTGCGGCACATGACCGGTGTCACCAGTCAGACGCCGGTTTATGACGCGACCGCCGGCAATGGGATGCTCCTGCTGGGCTCGAAACTCGGTGAATCCGTCGCAAACGAGATCAACCCAAATCGCGCGCAGGCGCTGCGCGATCTCGGCGTCGGCACGGTCACACAGAATGACGCGACGAAATTCGTGCCGGCGGAGGATTCTCCCGTCGTCCACCTCAACCCGCCGTTTGGAAGTATCCCCAATACCAATTACGACGGATATGGAATCCGGAAGCTCGAACATCTGATCTCGCTCAAGGGACTCGAGGCCATGGAGGATGGAGGTAGCGCAGCCATCATCCTGGGCGCAGCGCTTCACGAGAAGGAACAGGGCAAAGGCGCGCAGTGGATCTTCGAGAACTATCTGTATGGGCACTACAACGTCGTGGACAATTTCGAGATCGCTGGCGATCTCTACGCCAAACAGGGCGCAAAGTTTCCGGTGCGGGTGCTCGTCATCGTGGGCCGGAAGGCAACGCCTGTAACCGGCGAGTTCGCCCCCAAACACGTTGATCGTCTCACAAACTGGGATGACGTTTGGGCGCGCGCAGAAAAGGCACGCAATGAAGCTGAAAGAATCCGATCAAGTCTGGGCACCGGTGGACCTGGACCAATATCTCCTGGTATTCCCGAAGGCGCACAGAAACCCGCCCCGGGACCAGGACTCGTTCCTGTTCGACCAGGTGAGACTGCTGCGCCGGCTGGTGGAGGAGGCCTCCGACGGGGAAATCGAGGAGGGAAATCGACGGCTCCAGGAGGACCTACCGGCGTCGGAGAGCCTGTGGCTCCCGCCGGACCTGCTGCGCAACCCGGCAACGCCGGGCAACCTGCTCAACAACCCGGCGGAATTGGGCAGCCAACTCCACCAGTGGAAGGAAGGAGTAGCAGCGGCGCTGAGGATGAAGTCCCTCCCAGTGCTGGAGGCACGGAAGCTGGCGGAGGGACTAAGCCTGGAGTCGTTTCTAAGCCGGGTAATATAAAGGCCGCAGACATCGGCGACTTGAGCCTCGATGACCTCGACGCTCTGCTTGCAGGCACGCCAGAAGAACAACCGCCACCGGCGCCCGCGCCTATACCTCCCGCTCCGGAAGCGCCCTATCACTACCCGCAGCCCCTGGAAGGGCAGCCTTACGAGCAACCGCCACAGGCGCCTTATGGCTATCCTGAACCACTGGAGGGGCAGCCTTACGAAACAGAGAGGGCCACCACTCCGCGCCCGCCGCGGCCACCGAGGAAACCTCCGACTCAACCGCCGAAGAAACCGAAGCTTTCGGATGTCGGCAAACATCTCGTCGAGGGTGCCAAGTCATCGTTTGAAGCACTGGATCAATTGTTCGGCCGCGGGACGCACATGGGCGCCCTTGGTCCTACTTTCGACGAAAATACGTATGCTGCGGCAAAGCCCCATTTTGCAAAGGCGTGGAGCGAATATGTGAAGGCTGGGGCGACCCTTCAGGAATACATCCAATACGTCCTGGGCCGATTCGGAAATGGCGTGAGGATTTATCTGAAACAGTTTTTGGCCGACATGCAGGAGGAGGCAAAGGCCAAAAAGGAAAAACCGAAGGCGACAGAAACGCAGATCCCATACGAGCAACGTGCAGAAGGATACTCGTTCGGGCTCCTGACACCCAGCAACATCGGAAATGGGACTCATGCTGCACTCGATGCGCTTAAAGCTCGCGTCGGTCCACTTACAGATTTTGTTGCAGACCGGCTGAACCAATCGCCAACGGAACTGCAAAAGGGACTTTCGGGAGAGCAGATTGACGGCGTGGCGCTGGCCATCGACCAGATCGAGAATGGCGGTGCGCTCATCATCGGCGACGAGACTGGCATCGGTAAAGGGCGCCAGGCGGCGGCCATCATTCGTTACGCGCATCTTCAGGGGAAGATACCCGTGTTTTTCACGAAGGACCCGAAGCTGTTCACCGACATGTACGGGGATCTCGCCGACATCGGGACAACGATTCGACCGCTCATTTTCGGCGATCCATCCAAGGCATCCATCGTGAACGAGAACGGTGATGTCATCGTCAAGGCGCCGACGAAGAAACGCCAGGATGCCATCATGCGCGACATCCAAGAGCGCGGAATACAGGCGGCTGGTTACGACGCCATCTTTTCGACCTATTCGCAGGTCAACGTCGAAAATGAGCGGCAGAGATTCCTTGAGGGGCTGGCCCATAACCAGGACACCATCCTGATTCTCGACGAAGCGCACGAGGCGGCCGGCGACGGGGAATCCTCGATGCAGGCGGCATTCATGCAGGGCGGCCAAGTGAGGAGGGGCAGCGGCGCGGACCGCACGATCGTCAATAAGGTTGGGCTGTTGAACGCGCCGGGCACGGCGGAAGGCCGCGGCGGCGTCACTTACCTGAGTGCGACCTACGCAAAGCGGCCCGACAACACGCCCCTGTATTTCCGAACGGCACTCCGGAAGGCAGCGCAATCCTTCCAGCAGGTCGTCGATGCGATGAAGAAAGGCGGCGTGGCGCTCCAGCAGGCCGTCAGCGAAGCCCTTGCGGCAGCCGGCCAGTATGTCCGTCGGGAGCGGGATTTCAGTGGGGTCCGATACGAGCTGAAGAAAATCGCCGTTGCCGATGAGCCCGCGCTCGTGCAGCAGGTGGACGGAATCACGGATCTACTGGGCCAAATCGTTCAGTTCAGTCATTCCGTCCGTGAGGCTGCCCAATCCGCGGGCGGCGCAACCTCGACGGCGATGTCTGATAACGCCATCGACGTCGCGGATTTTGCAGCGCTGGTTCACAACCAGGTTGGCCAGCTTTTGCTTGCGGCGAAGGCTGACGAAGTAGTGAAGGAAGCTGCCGAGGCGCACTCCCGCGGTGAAAAGCCTGTCATCGCGTTGATGAACACGATGGAGAGTTTCCTCGATCAATATACGACCGAGCACAACATCAAGCCGGGCCAGCCGATTCAACTGCGGTGGCATGAGTTGCTCAGATACGCCTTGTCCCGCACGCTGCGAGGGAAGGTTCAACAGCCGAACGGCGATACGGTCATCGTTCAACTCACACCTGAGGAGCTGGGATTGAGTCCTCAGTTCGAGGCGATCATGGAGCAGATTGGAGAACTCGAGACGGAATTTCCTGTCAGCCCGATCGATTACATCGTGCAGCAGCTCGAGGCCAAGGGCGTCAAAACCGGTGAACTCACCGGGCGCACGAGCGGGATCAACTATACAGATGTCAAAGCCGGACAGGGCACCTACAAGCGGTTTCCGAAGGCCAACAAAAACACGCTGGTAAACGGATTCAATGGCGGCGTTCTCAATGGCTTGCTGTTAAATGCGAGCGGTTCAACCGGCCTCTCCATCCATGCGTCCGAAAAGTTCTTCGATAAGAAACCGCGGCACATGGTCATCGCCCAGCCGGCGCTCGACATCAATGTGTTCGTCCAGACGCTCGGGCGTATCAAACGCACGGGCATGGTGCTCAATGGCGAGAACCCCGACGGTTCGAAATGGGGCGCGCGCTACACGCATCTCGTGCTGCCGCTCCAGGCGGAGATGCGGCCGGCGGCCGTCACGAATCGGAAGATGAAGTCGCTCAACGCCAACACCACGGCGGAGAGCAAGAGCGGCGTGAAGATCGAGTCGGCCGATTTCCTTAACAAATACGGGGACGAAATTGTTTCCGAGTTTCTCGACGAGAATCGGGAGTGGCAACCGCGGCTCGGGCTGTGGATCGACCATAATCAGGACGGCACGGTGAAGGTCCAGAACGACATCGCGCGCAAGTTCACCGGGCGTATGTCGCTGATGCCAAACTCTCAGCAGGAGGAAGCCTACAATCAGATCATCCCAGCCTATAATGAATTGATCGACCGCCTGAAGACGACGGGCGAATACGACCTCGACATCGTTGTCCACAAGGACTGGGACGGCACGCAGTTAAGCGACGACCAGCTTGCCCCCGGCACCGACGAGTCATCGATCTTCACAGCGAGCGTGCGCGCACAGCGGTGGGAGATCACCGACAACCGGCACGTCCCGACCGGTGAGGAGATGCTTGAGGAATTCAACCGCCAGACTGGCGGCGTCGAGAAGCTTCGCGAGAACTGGCAGGCGCAGATCAGGGAAACGGAGAAGCAAATTAGAGATCGCATCGCAGCGGCTGACAAGGCAATCGACGAAGCGGCCAACGAACCGGATCCCACGAAGCGCGCACTTCTGGCAGCGCGGGCACAGAATGAGATGACCGCGATGCTTCAGGCTCAGGCCAAATGGTCTGACACGAAGGACACGCTCAATCGCATCCTGTCCATGGCAGGGGATCCTGTGGAACTCGAGGACTCCGAGACCCACGAGACATTCGACGGGATGCTCGTCGGGTTCAAAATGCCGAACCTTGCCCGCGGGCTGCGCGTGTCACCGAGCGCCTACCACCTGCGCTATCTGATCGATGCCCCTGGTGGAAAGATGTTTCTGCGCGGGTCGATGTTCCCTTCGAAATGGACACAGAACCGTAGCGACCGTCCGCTTTCAGATTTCAAGGGCGCCCGGGCAGGCCAACGGTACGCGCGCTGGGTCGTCACTGGCAACCCGATCAAGGCTTACGAGGCAACTGGCGGCCGCGGGAAGATGGTGAGGTTCCAGTCGCGCGACGGGCAAACCATCACGGGGCTGATCATGCCGGTGAAGTGGGACATCTCGAAGCTGGCGAGTGATCCGCGGCTCGAACTGGTGAGCGGCGCCGCCATTGCCAACTTCCTGCGCGCGCAACGCGGAGATCAGAATCATGCCGTGGAGAGCAAGAGCGGCATCGTCCGGATCAATCGCAGCAGCACAGGGGCCTATGCGATTTCCGTCCCGGCAGCCAGACGCACGGGAGGCGATTACTTCCTGGACCTTGCCCTGCGGAAGATCGTTGGGGACTTCAACAAGACCGGCGCTCGAATGCTGGCCCAGGTCGCGCCCGACAAACTCGTCGCGGCAGCCGATCGGGTCATGCAGATTGCCGGCGAGCGACTTCGGGTGTCAGGCAAGGTCAGTCCGGAGATGATCAGCGTCATCGAGGCAGCCAACAAGCCAGGCGGCACAGCATCTGACGTCGCCAACAGGATTGCCGAGGCCCTCAACAGGCTGAAGTCCAACCGGCGCCCGGGCGATTTGCAGTTGTTCGGGCTGGTCCCGTTGGTCTGGGACAAGGCCATCGACATTGCCCGCGGCATCGTGCTCGCCGGCGGCAAGGTGGCTGACGCGGTGGCAAAGGCCATCGAATACATCCGGGCCAACCATAAGGGCGACTGGGATGAGGCCGGCGCGCGCGCGGCGCTCGAGACTGCCGCCCAGAAGCCTGCCGCCACGGAGGAAGGGCTTACCGAGCCAGCCGAAGGCGAACAACCACCTGTCGTGGACGATCACTGGGTTCCGACGCAGGTCAAAGGCGTGACGTGGTACGTGCGCGACCGGGACAAACTCTCCCCGGAGAGCACTGCCCGTTCAATCGATGCCGCCGAGGCTGCTTTTAAGGCAGCCGGGTTCGACTCTGAGCGCCGGACCATGTTCGACCAGGGCGATCACCAGACCAAAAGCATCCTGTTCATTCCGGAAACGGAGAACGCGGACGAGAAGGGGCGCAAGCTGGCCGAGGTGCTCGAGCGCGAGATTGCGACCCAGCGCGAGGCCGGCAAGGGCGCCGATCACGTCTCGACCCTGATCAACTCTGTGCGTGAGGGCTTCGACCAGCCTGGATCCGCCTTCCGCCAGATGTCTCAGCAGGTCCGGAACCGGCTGTTTGCTCTCGCCCAAGAGGAAGCGAGCTGGCGCGGGCGCGCCCTGCGCGCGCTGGCCAATTCCAAGGCCGACATCATTCGCATCGCGCGCAACGTCGACGTCTACCTGCAGCGCATCTACTCGACGGCGTTTGCCGACAAGGCCCCAGGCGGCGCTGCGGGCGCCAGCGACATTGCTGACGACCTGCGTGCGTCACTGCGCGAGGTCCTGACCGACGAGGAAATCGACCGGCTACCGGAACTCATCGCGGATCCAGCCCAGCGTGAGCGCATCAAGGCTGCGCTCAAAAAGGCGCTGGAAAAGGTGGCGCCGAAAGGGGCTAAACGCTTTGGACGCAGGAACTGGCGCACAATCGAATCGCTCATCCAGGGCGGCATCCTCGACGATACCGAGTGGTTCAAGGATCTGGCGCGCAAACGGGGCTGGAAGGTCCCGACCGACGCCGAGATCGAACAGATGCGCAAGCTGGCTGACGAAGAGCAGGCGCTTCGAAAGCCGACCGACGCCGAGCTGGCCAAGGTCGGAGAGGACCCGAAGGCGCGCGAACGGCTGTTGGCCGACATCGAGGCGGCCACCAGGGAGACGCGGTTCAAGCTGCAGAAGCGCCTGGCGGTGATGTGGAGCGAGATGACGAAACCGGTGTCTCTGCGGAATTATTGGGCGCAAAGGCAGAATACCGCGCGGTTCCTGAACGAGCTGATGACGGCCAACCTGCTGTTTCGGGCGTCGTTCGTCAGCAAACAGGCTATTGACGTGGCGACGCAATGGTTCTGGAGGATGCCCATGAGGGCCATTGCCCAGGCGTTGACCTTGCGCAAGAACGACTTGGCTGCGGGCAAACAGGTTCGATTCTGGGATGACGCACAGGCGGCGCTTAAGGACATCTACGGTGATTCCATCAAAAGCCTGAAGGTAGCCACCGCGAAGGCGCGTGCGGCGCTCGCGGGGCGGGTGGAGATCCGGAACGTGGATCGTCTCATGGGCAGCGTATCCGCGCTCGACAGATTGTGGCTGCGTGCGGACCGCGCCGCGGAGGACGGGCGCAAGGCTGAGGCGTTTATGTGGCGCGCCGTGGCTGCCATCGGCTTCTCGTACAAGGTCGCCGGCGCGTTCGATTACCTGCATGGGACGCCAGCCGAGTGGAACGAGCGCCGTTTCCGCGTCATCGAAGCCCTCCGAGAGACCGGCGTGGACCCCGCGGCGGCTCGAGTGCAGGCCGGCTGGGTGATGGACGGCGCCCTGGCTGAGTATCCAGAGGCAGTCGCCATGACGCGCTCGATGCTCGAAGCCCGCGGGATTCCGTTCACCGAGCAGCAGTTGCGCGAGGACGCGTGGAACATGGTCGAGCGCAGGCAATACCAGAGGATCGGCGATCTCGGGCTGCCCGTGGACGCCATTCGGGAACATTCGGAGCTGTATCGCAACACGCTGGGCTGGAACGAGCGCGAGATGCGCGGGCCTGGCGGGCTCGTCGGCACGCTCGTGCATGGGGTTGGCGCCATTGGGGAAGGCATAGGCATCCCTTTGGCCATGGGCCGGTTCGGCAACGCCATCGCGATCGGCATCAACCGGCAGTTGCACAAGACGCCGCTGTACGCGCTGGCCAACATCCGCCTGCCGTTCCTCAGAGGGGGCCAAGAGCCGTCGCCGTGGTCGCGGACCATGACGGACATCTACGAACGGCGCCTCGAGGCTGTGGCCGGCACGATGCTGGGGAGTACCTTGCTGACATTGGCTGCGGCCGGACTGCTCAAGGTCTGGCTCAAACCGCCGCCCGACAAGGAAGAGCGCGAGCTGTGGGAGCGCGAGGGGCACAAGGCGGGCACGGTCGAGATCCCCCTGGGCGACGGCAAATATCAGGTCTGGAGCCTCACCGCGGGGCCGTTCGCGCTCCTGGCGCCCTATCTGGCGGCCGGCGGGGCAATCAACGATCTGACCGTCAAACGGGAGAAACAGCAGGCCAAGCTCAATGCTGAGGCGGCGAAGAAGGGGCTGACACCGGCTCAACTGCCACCACCGGACATCTCGGACTGGTTTGGTGTGGCCGCCCAGGCTGCCCAAGCATCTGTCCTCGGAAATCGAACGGCGTCCGGCTGGTTCAACAGCGTCACTGACTACGGCACACCCAACGTGAAGAAGTTCGTGGCCAGCCAGTTCACGCCCATGGTGCCCGGCTTGCCGGCATTGCAGGAGGTTTCCCGCATGGCCGGCGTCATAATCGACCCGAAAAAGGCCGATGTCATGGATTTCCTAGTGCCGTTGCCGACCTCCAAAGCGCGCAAATACAACATGCTCGGGGATCCGGTGGGCACCCAGGACGACCTGCAGCGCGTCGTCCAGACGCTCACGGGCGGCACGTATCCGTCCATCTCGCCGGGCCAGGCGCACGAGGCGGACGCCTACAAGGCGCTCTTCGCCACCGGTTACAGGCCTCCGAGCATCGACCCGAACGCGGGGCATGCCATCGGCGGGGACTTCAGGCCATTCACCGAGTCCGAACTGGAGCGCTACACGGACGCGCGCAGCCGGAATCTGCGTGAAGAACTCGGCCGGCTGGGCCCCACGGCTAGCGCCAAGGACGCCCGGGAGGCGTACCAGCGCGCGAACGACGCGGCGCTGCGGGAGACTGGTGTCACGGTCGCCACCAGGACGACAACGCCCAGCGGCGCCACGGTCACGAGGGTAGCGTCGTCCCGTGGAGGCGTGGGAGTTCCGACCAGGACGACGGAAGCCCGAAGTGGGACCGGCGGCAGGGCAGCGCGCGGCAGATTGTCACGCGGGCTGCGTGGAGTGCGATTTGGACGGCGGGGGTTGGCCCGGGCTTCAAGGCTTCGGCTGCAACCGCGGCTCGGGCGCGGACGCACACGCGGATTGTCGCGCGCACGAGTCAGTTCTGCTCGTTCTGCTCGGGTTTGATACCCCTTCGAAAGATTTTCGGCAGCCAGATGGTGTCAGGCGCCTTCTCCTCGACGGGTTTTCCTTCCTGTTTCGCCTGACGCGCGAGGAGTTCCCCGATCTTCAAATCGACCAGCGCCTCGGTGTTCTCGACCCAATCAAGGTGCTTGGCCGCCTTCAACTGCGCACGCAGCCTGGTCTTTAGCTTTCGCAGGGCGGCAATGATCTCGGGGTAGGTCGCCGCGCGCAGGGCTTCGTCGTGGCGAAAGAGGGTGTATTCGCGCTCGATGATCTTGTTGACGGCCGCCTGTTCGATTTCCAGCCGGCGTTCCCTCTGTTGCTTAGGCGACATTATGCTGATGTGGTTTTGGTTTCGTCGGGTCTTTCCTTCACACGCTTTTCCGCTGCGCATCTGTCCATGGATTCCGCCAGGCCGACGGAGATCAGCGTGCCCGCGATGTCCAGAAGCTGCTCGTGCGTCATCGTGCGAAGATGCTTGCGCACCATGTCGAACACCGCAGCGCCCGTACAATCGGTCGCAGACATCTTCACGAAGTCTGGGCGGATCTTCTTCAGCATGATCTCTTCCCAGGACTTCAGAACAGTGTCGATGTTTCGGCTCATAGATGATAGATGCCGCGGCAGTAAGGCGTCCACGCGAACCACGCGTAGTCGCAAGAATCGGTTTTCCCATCGTCAGTGAAGCACGGCCGCTTACTCAGCACGAACAGTGCAGTCGGTTCGTTCGCCTGAAACCACGCACGACGCTTGACAGACGCGAGAAAGTTCAATCGCAGCAGCATGAACACGTTGGGCGACATTTTGACCGCGTGCTGGCAGAACTCCAGCGCCAAAGAGAACGGAGGGTTGGTGATGATTGTTGCCCTGTCTGTGTGGTCTTTGAGGAAATCGTAGCCATTGATCAAGTCGTCGCCGTCCGCCTTCCATCCGCCGTGCTGTAGTCGCGCCACGAGACGCCCATCCCCTTGCGCTGGTTCCCATATCGGCGTCGGAATCTGTTTGATGTAATGCAGGAGCGGCTCGAACGCCGCCATTGGCGTCGGGTAAAAGTCGCTCGCGTTGCGCACGGCGCCGCGGTTGGTGCTGCTCATATATTTGGAGCACGACGGTTCCAGCAGCGTTGAAGTTCTGCCATCATTTCCTCCTTCGTCATCGGCTTCACGTCCGAATCGCACAACATCATTTCGGCGTTGCACCCTCCTGAACAGTAGATGGCAACGCCGCTTTCAATCTCTCCCCGTGCGAGAGAACGGAAAGCTCTATGATGATCGGTCTCTGCCGGGCACCCGCAAAATGGACATGGTAAAAGATTCATAGCGCCAGTCGTTTCGCCCGCAGCTCGAGGATCTGCTCCTGCGTGTAGTTGTGGAACCATGCGTCTTCGCGGTTTTTCTCGGTGTTCTCGTAGGTGGCATCAATGGTCTGCGACTTCGTATAGTCCAGCAGCAGGAGATCCCAATCGCTGAACCCGAGCCCTTCGAACTCGCTGAAGTCATGCCGCAGAAGTGCGCGCATCACGTTCGCTGGCGACTTGTACGTGTAGATGACGCGCCCTCGGGTATCGTAGCTGACGAACGTCGGCGTTGACGGTTTACGAGGAAATGGCGGCATCTGTTCGGCTCGAATCGCCGGCAGGATCGTCGGCGTGACAAGGAGCATGTCCTCGTGGCCGCGGAGATAATGCGCGTTCCAGCGTGCCCAAATGTGCTCAGGCTGTTGCGATGCCTTCAGGACGTGCTCGATGTCGAGGGGCTCGGCGCACGATGCGGGCGTCAGGACGAAGGGCTCGAAGCCGGCATCCTTCCAGGAGCGGTGCCACTGGCAGAGCGCCTGAGTGTGCGGGATGTCGGCGCCAGCGCGCGCAAAGCAGAATACTTTCATGGGCGCTGTGTTGCGGCCTGATGCGCTGCGGTAATTTTCCCCAAACACTGCGGGCAAACAGCGGCGTCGAGTGTCACAAACTCGGCGTTCGGGACATCAAACTGCCACGCCAGCGGCTTCGACTCCCGCTTACAGATGTCGCAGACCAACGTGATTGTCGTTCTCTTTGGCATGTCAGTTCTCTCTCGCGCGCCAGACCAGCCTTCCATCCTCTGCGACGCCAATCTCAAATTTGAGCGGCATGCGCGACGGAACGCTCGTTGGTCTTGCGTAGTTCGTTTGCATCTCGCCGTTGGTCCAGCGCACCGTCAGCGGTTTGTGCTCTCGGAAGTGGGCAAGGGTCTGATCTACGGCGACGCCGACTAGGAACACCAGAAGCCCGCCGAAGACATCCCGCGAATGATGCGCCGTCCAGAACGCGAACGCCGACGGCGGGCGCAACGGCGAGTTTAGGATTTTCTGCTCAACTTTTCTGCTCATGGGTCTCGGCAGGTTGATGTTCACCGCACCATTCGTATGATTCGATTTCCGGCCAATGAGTTTCCACATCTGGCGGAAACACTAAATTAAGAAATCTGCCGACAACGCGTACGACTGGTGGGTGGCGCCGACAAATGCCGCTAATCTGATCGGCATCGATCTCTGTGTCGTATGCTTCCCAAAATCTGCAATTCCGGCAGGCTGGTTTGTTTTGGTCGTCCATATTGTTCATGCGACAGCGGCCCTCTTCTCGTCTAGAGACGCGCTGTGACTATATCCCTGGAGCACCTTGAGTGACTGCCCAGTGAGTGAGCGCACGACCGCGATCGGCACGCCCTTGTTGAGCAGGTGCGAAATCCGGCCGTGCCGAACGCAGTGCAGTGACTTGTTCACGCCCGCCTTCCGCGAGAGCTTGATGAACTGTGCCGAGATGGTCTTGTGGGAGTCGTAAGCGTGCAACTGCGCCATGTTCGGGCACACGAACGATTGATCGCCCTCAAGACAAGGCGGCGTGTCGCGCATCGCCTGCACAAGTTCGAGACTGATCGGAATCTCGACAACCTTCCCGAATCGCTGCGTTTTAATCGGCACACGTCGAATCACGCACTCGACGATGCTGACCTCGTGCCAGCGGAGCGTCGCGACATCCCCTAGACGCAAGCCGGTTTCCCAGGCGCAAAGTATGGCGTAAACCCAATCACGACGACCGTCGGCACGAGCTTGCGCCAGAAGTTTCGTTATCTCGTCGTCGGTTATCGGCTGACGTTCAACGACGGGAATCGCGAAACGCTTCAGCTTCGGGACCGGGTTCGCGTCCACGAGGCCCGCGTCGATGAGCCAGGCGAACAAAGCCTGCACGGTAGAGTAATACGCGGCAGCGGTTCGCCGGCCGCGGCCACTCTTGAGCAGGTGCCCAAGGAACGACTTACAGACCAGCGCGGTAATCGGTTTCTGGCTGGCGAACTTCGCGAAGACTTCGAGGCGTTCCCGGTAGGCGCGAATCGTTGACTCGGTGAGCAGCCCGCTCTGCGCTTCAAGGAAAGTTTGGATGCGTTCGCGGATCATAGCTTGTTCAGGAACGCCCTGAATTCAGCGAACGAAGCGAATGCATTGATCTTGTGAATCGTCTCGGCCGGAAGACCCAATGAGGCGCACAATCGAAGTACGTCAGCCTCGGCGTGGGGTTGCGGCGCATTGATCCATTGATCGCCGCGCTTCAGTCCTCGATACCTGCGAATCGCGTTACCGAGCTTTTGGATTTTGGCGGCGCGGGTCATGCAGTTGCGCGAGTTAGCTGGCTCAAGACTTTATCCCGCTCCTCAACGGAATTGTACATCCAAACGCCTTGAATCTGAAGCGGCAGGTAACGACGGCTTGGCGGGATTATGCTTTCAATGATGGGGTGACTTTTAAGGATCATTGTCTTTGTGTTGATCGTGCATTTGAAAGCTGCCCGAAGCTTCATCTTATCTCTCCGGATAATTTTTCTCGCTGCCTCAATCGCTTTTGGCCCGATTATGACTTTCAAGGCCGGGCTTTTCTTGGAGGAGGATAGTGTCGTCATTTTAGGCATCGCGTTGGAGTGACAATGTGGGCCTGGCGCGTAATTGTCAAGCGGAATTCAGAGCGGAAGTTCTTCCCGCTTGAAAACATAAACAGTCCCGTCGCGTTCGATAAAAAGGATCGCGGCGTAAGGCTGGCCGGCGTTCAAGCTGGCGCGTAATTGCACGCCAGCCTCAATTTTCACATGCGCCATGCCGTCGCAGCACTTGTCTCTGGCGAGGATTGCAATGGTTGGAATATGAAAGCAGGATCCAGTGGTGTCGTGGGCAAACGAACAAAGCCCCCAGAAGTCGCCGAAGATTTCAGGATTGCCGCTCATATCTCGACGCCGCTTTTACACTGATGGATCAAACGCCTCTCGCCATTCCGAAGCATCGCGATCCGTTCTGCCTCGGTGGTGATCGACTCCGAGTACCCGCTGAACACGCTGGGCAGGTTCGCGATGACTGCGTACGAGTCCGCGCCGAACTTCTCCCAGATGCGGCAACCGATCTCGACGTCCCATGCGCGGGACTCCTTCGCGACGCTCGTGACATGGAACCCGTCGCCGTCTGGAAGCGCGACCTGTGGTTGGCGCGATACGACGCCGAACGTGCCGAACTGATGGTCCTGCGGTCCCTTGGCCAGTGGCGCCCGCTCGCCTTCTGTGAACAGCTTGCGATACCAGGCACAGTCGATGACGGTCCCGCTCCCGTAGCAGAACACGCAGGAATCCTGTCGATCATTCGAGCCCTTGTTGCCGAACGCCAGGACGGGGACGTGCATGTGCGTGGCGACCGGGTAGTTCCGGCGCGAGTTGTTCGCGACCAGTTCCTCCCAGCGTAGCGCGGCCTCACGGCCGGCCGTGCAAGGGTTGTGGACAGCGACCGACCCGCCGATGATGGCAGGCATCGGCTGGCGGAAATACTCGTCAAAGATCGCTCCGTCCCAGTTGTCGCCCATGACGCGCGAGTCGGCCTCGAGGTAGAGAACGTGCGAATAACCGACCCGGAGTGCCAGCTCCATGCCGGTATAGAACACCAAATTCGACACGCTGAACGATTTCTCGCCTTTCAAGGTCTCGGGATTGCCCGGGATGCGTTTGACGTCCGGCCAGGCATGGTCGGAGAACAGGAGCAGTTCGTGCGTCGTCCTGAATTTGCGGATGTTGTTCAGGAAAGCCTGAGCGTATGGCAACACCGGCGGAGGCACGTAGGCGATGACTGCTTTCATGTTCACCAGCCCGTCCACAACTGGCAGTGACTGATAGAAACGTTGCTCACCGATCCACCAACAGTCAGGAGCGAGTCCGGCGCCTTGATGATGTACACGAACAGGCAGTTGCTGATGACGCAGTTGTTGGAAACGTTGAGCGGGGCCAGATAGGCATTCGTGTCAGTGAAACACTTTGCCGCCCATTCGACACCTTTGTGGAACCCCTCGTCGTAGGTCTTTACCGGTTCGGTCTTGCGGCAAAAGATCAACATGCCCGCCGGAACCAAAAGCAAAGGAAGCAGTATTAGACGCAGTGTTAGGCGTTTCACAGCTTGCCCTCCTGCTTCTCGATCTTCACCTTGACCATCCACGCGTGAAACTCGTTGGTGATTCCACCGTCAACCCACCGGATGAGATAGCAATCGTTCGTGTGCAGAACGGCTTCGATGCAGTTGGTCATCTTCCATGGGTCAGGGCTGTCGCCGACTGTGACGGTGTAGAACACGGGCGCTGTCGGCTGTGCCGGATGCTTTTTCACGTACACAAACCAAATGAGGACGCACGGCACGATGATCGCCACCGTTGCTTTCAGGATGTTTTTCATGGTCCCGGCAGCGTTCCGACATCCTGCGCAATTGTCAAGCGGCGAGTTGACAACCCGGCGAAATCGTGGACACTCGCGCCATGAGCCGACGACACAAAGTAAATGTTCAGGTCACGAAAGAGGGCAAGGATTACGAAAAGGATCTGAGCGCGAAGAAACTGACGGACCAGGAGATCCGCGACCATCTCCCGCAGGTCTGGAAGGACCGCAGCGAAGCCGGCAAACGCGCGGTGTCCGTTCCGATCCCAGGGACGCCGCACTACACGTAGGAATGGCGAACTTCTTCAAAGACTGGACTCCGGAAAAAGTCCGACAGCACAATGAGCGCGTTAAAACTCGTCATCCAGGGAATCGGCAGACCGTCCTCTTTCAAGAACTCGAAGATGATTTGCCAGCCGAAAGGCTACAGCCGTCCAATTCTGATTACCGACCCGAAGATCCGAAAGTGGATGGACAAGGCAACCCGTCTTATCGAATCGCAATTACGGTCCTGGTTAGCGACTACAGGGACCTCGACCTCGACGGATGCGGAAGTACGATCCAAGATTGTATCATCGCTGCCACTGGAAGACTCTTACGTTTGGGTCGAGTCGATCTCCGTAAACTGGCGAAGAGTCAGGAAAGGCGAAGAGGGCGCCGAGATCGTCATTGAACGGATAGCGCCGCAGCCTTAGGTTGCGCGACATGAACGCCCATCCAGGTTTTCGCTCGGCGGCCCGCTCGATCGCCAGACGAGAAGGTTACTCACTGAGCCGCGCCAACAGGATTCTCGCCGCCGGCGCCCGCGGTGCCAGCAAGGCTGCCGTTCGGCGCAATCCCAGGCTGTTGCGGGTCCGCCGCGGCCGGCGTTAGGGTGAACTCGACGGGGAACTTGTATTGCTCAGATTTCCCTTCCCACGCGGTGTAGGTGCCGACGCCGCGGGCGACGAGCGCCTCGACGGTCGTTGTGCCGAACCATTTCGCCCAAGTGAGAACCTTCTTGGCCCAGAACCC